CATCGGCGTCCGAATCTGGCTGATCAGCCTCCCCGGTATCGGTAAAGTAAACCGCTTGGATATATCCGCGCGAAACGGTATCAAGGATTTTTGTAACGTGGTTAATATCGTTTTTCATTTGGTTGACCTCAATAATTAATTTTTTCAACACGCGAAACCTTTTCCACATATTCGCGGGCGTCATCTTCGGCAATCCAGTCAACGAACATACAAACGGCCGCACCTTTTAGGTTATATCGGCCGGGGTAATCCTTGCGCCATCCGGCGCCGTGGTTTTTGGCGATTACATTAACGGCGCCTAATTCGCTTTTTGCTTTTACTAGATACCGGCGGACCCAACAATAATTTGCTTCTCCGCCGAAAGTATCGGTAACTTCGATTTTGTAGATATTCATTTTGACACCTCTTTTATATGCTCAGGATATATGAACCCACAAGCCAGCATTGCCGCCTTGAAGTTATCGAGAAGGCCGGGGAGGCGTGCCAATAGCAATTCGGTTAATTCTTCTTTGGGTAAACTTAATTGTTCGTCCGTCGCGTCGGGCCATACTGCCGTAGACCTTGCGTAGTCGAATTGTCGTTCTTTACCTTCGCCAATACGGCACCAGGGGCGGTATTCAATAGTGAAATTACAAAGCGGTTTTTCTGCACTATCTTGATATTTTTCCAGCTTGTGTAATTCGACTTCCTCGCCTGTTTCCGACACTGCGACAAGGTGCCATGAAGGATTACCCGTCCGCCCGTTCTTAATTTGGCGACGCTCGCCAGCTAACAGGCCGTTACAATCGCGGTTCGACGCATGGTAGGTAGTGTTAGCTATATAGTGCATAGGACCGTCAGTCGACACTAAATGCCATTTAATAAGGTGCGCCAGTTCCGGAAAATGTTTAGCTATTTCCTCGTGTACGCACCCGCCGGCATATTCTCGCCAGCTTCCGTATTTATCCTTTTCCCGGATATCCCCAGTTATGGCGAAACTTTCCTTTTTATTTCCACATTCGTCGTCGAAACGCAATTCGACAATTAAGCGGTATTCGCGTCCACCTTCCTCGTACTGACGGGAGGTTTTAATTGTTTGATTCCGAATAATTCCGGTTTCGGTGTTCGCCACAACATTAAACGCCTTGACGTCTACCCCGAAAATATTTCGGTTTTCTTCACGCCTGATAATTTCGTTTGACATTTTGGTTGACCTCTCAATAGAAAGTTGATTACACGGCGGAAAGCTGACAGGCGAGACGGTACAAGGACCGTACACCGTGCTTTTCGGCATAACGAGACGCTGCAAAGCGTCCACACTTGTTGCGGATTTCGACCGCCTTGACGGCGTGCCATGCTGCAGGGGAAAGGGTAGAAACGGACATTTTGTGGACCTCGCTAGTGTGAGTTGATCGGCTAAACCGTTAGTTGACGATTGCAGTCTAGTGACACATTCAAACTATGTCAAACACTTTTTGCAACTTCTTGTTGATCAGTCGACCAGGGTGACCAGAAAGCACGTCGACCAGGGTGATTTATCCCCGACAAGCCGAAACCCAGTGTTCACCGGCATTCCGTTATCAAAAGACGCCGAAACCCAGTGTTCACCGGCATTCCGTTATCAAAAGACGCCGAAACGCCCACGGCACAAGGCATCCCAGGTTTTCGACCTTTTCCGGGGTATCCGCTCACCCAGGTTGACCCTCAATACCGTCATCCCCACCTGCAGCACACCCGATACACCGCAAATCCGGTTTCTTACTTAGGGGAGTCAGCCCGTTCCCAGGTGGCGAAAATTCCACAGGTGAAAACGACCGATCGGCCTGCCTACTCAGCCGGTACAACCGGACCTCGTTCAACCGCTGCAGCCAGGAGCAACGGGATTGCAGCACTACTTCGTACACCTAGCCGGAACTCGTCTTACTTTGCGTCTACAGCCGGGTCTTCGGCGTCCACGTTTGACATAGTTAAACAGCGAAAATAATTCTTGACATAGTTAAGATACTCAACCTATAGTTGAGCCATCGACTCACAAGGACCACGTCAAATGAACACCAAGCACCCCATCTCCAAACTCCCTGAACCGCTCCCCGGTTGTACCGCTGACCTTGAGTCTTCGAGCACCAAGGTACAGACCGATAGCCTCGCCAACCGGATCACACGCCTGGAACTGGGTCGTACCGTTGCCGAGTCAGTCCGTCTCGACTTCGACAAGACCACCCGTGACGCATTCCGTGAGACGGTCAAGGCGCTCCGGTCCACCATGAGCAAGGCGGCTGAACGTGCCCGTGGTCGCAGCGGTAACGAGTACAGCATCGAGACGGGTGATTTCCTTACCCGGTCAGGTGATCTGATGATCGTTGCCACCGTCACACGGACAGCCTGACCACAGGTCTTTCCGTACATCTGCAAATCAACAAACGATTGAAACGACAACCACAAGGAGTATTCCCGTGAGCACCAATGAGACGCCTGAAAAGATTTCGACTGTAGGCTCGACCCCTTCCGGGGAAGCCGTACCACCCCAAACCCATCACTGCGGCTGGGATGTCAGTTTGCACAAAGAGGCGTGTCGTGTTCCGATTTCAATGCACCCCCCTATCCAACCGGATTTACAGGGTGAGTTCACATTGCCGATACCTCCGTCGATCAGTCTCGCAGACGCCATGCAGAAGGCCGAAGACCGACGGAGCGCCAATCTGACAGCGACCATGATCAACCAGGCAATCGGCCTGACCCTTCTGTCACTCGGTCACACGAAGATCACTCTCAGCGAGAAGCAGATCATGGACTTCGCCAAGCACAACCGTGTCGCGATGTCACAAGATCATCGCGAAGGGAACTTCACAGTCACTGTGATTCCCCGTGTACCCGAATGACGCCCAGGCGGATCACCAACAAGAAGGTAGTCCACCGGGCAGGCTATGTGACGTGGTTCTTCGAGCGAGTCGTTGAACCGCATCACAAGACATTCAGGATGTCGATCTGCTTCACACCGGACGACTACAAGGTTCGCAGAGAGTATGTGGTTTACCGACTACGTCTCGCTCGAAAGATACTTCGTGAGGGTGTACGGACAGCCTCTCTTGATGACGGAAAGGAATGGCAATGACTGAGTGGGTTATCGAAGCGGTAAAACTGATCGGATACGGTGCAGCCGTCGTCGTTTTCGTCTTGATAGGACGGATGCTCGGCGTGAGCGAGGGAGACGGGGAATGATGAAGCCTGCTTACTACCTCATTCTCTTGATCGTATTGCTCGGCGGGTGTAGTTCGGTCATCCAAGGGTGGGAGATCATTGCTGCAGAAAGGATTTGCAGCAATCACGAAGGGGTTGATCACTTGTTTACCTTTCTCGGCACAGATGTCCGATGCGGGGACGGGTTTTACAGCAGCATCACGCATAGAGATGGTGTGAAATGACCGATAAACGAGGTCCATATCGAGGCGTGCTTCATTCGCTCACAAGGATATCCGCTGTATCCGCTGTATCCGGCTTCATATCGGTCGAAAAGATTTCGACTGTAGGCTCGACCCCTTCCGAAAAAGCCGTACCACCCCAGGTGACCGCTGCCGAACTGAAGGTATTACGGGATGCTGCACGCAAGGCACAGAGCCGATATGCTCACGCCCTACGTCAGTACAAGCGGCAAACGCGAGAAGCTAGAAAGGGATTGAAATGAATGACAAACTACCCCCGTGCCCGTTCTGCAGTAGTCAGAATGTTGAACTTGTGTGCGAATGGTCGTGCAATGGTTAACTCGGGCTGCTCGCATGAAGTTGTAGCAAGGGCAGCTTGGTTTGTCGCGACAACTGTTGAGCGAGAGGCGTGTGCAAAGTTGTGTGACGGCATTGCCGAGCATTACGGTCAAGACGGCGGTCACGTTGCCGACCACTGCGCTATTGATATTCGGACGAGAGGTTGACGATGAAATGGACTGATGCTTACAACCTGCTGATGGGTTTTGAGTCACATCAGGCGATGTTGTTGTCGCTGGCTTGGGGTTGCGCCGCAGAATGGAAGGATTCTGCCCTACTGTCCAATTTACTTTGCAATATGCTCAAACCCTACGACGTTTGCTACCGCCTAGACTGCGCTGGTGTACCGATTCCGCCAGAAGCGATTCCTTCGCTGCCGGTTAACGCGGGAACTATGTGAAATGACCCTCTCACTCCAACCAGGGAAAGCGATTTCAATCGACATCGAGACGTACGGTCGCAACCCGAACTCGATCATCCTGTCTATCGGTGCAGTCCAGGTCGACTTCGCGATGTGTGCTGTCGGCAAGGGGATGCACGTCAACATGGACCCCGAGGAATGTGAGTTCTACGGGCTTGAGCGTGAAGCCGAGACTGTCCGTTGGTGGAACAACCAGTCAGCGGTTGCACGGGCACGCACGTTCGACCCGAAGACGCGAATCGGACTGAAGGCTGCACTACAGCAACTGACAGACTTTATCTACGCCTACGCCGGTAAGGGTCGCACCTATGAAGTGTACGTCTGCGGTCCCGACTTCGACGCGTCGATACTCGCCAATGCGTACCGTGTTGTCGGACTCGAAGTACCTTGGCCGTTTTGGGCAACCCGTGACTATCGCACGCTGCGAGAGTGGTTCCCGATGGTCAACGCCCCTGTGAAGAACAAGGGTGCCCACGACGCATTGAACGATGCAACCTTCCAGGCGAATCACCTGCTGTCCATCTTCCAGTACGTCCACGGACAACCGAAGCAGGATATTTTCGCGAAAAGCAATCAACAAACAGTTGACAGTTCAACTGACGATGAGTTGTAATACTGACACACACTAACTGTGTCGAACCAATAACCAGGAGCAAGCATGACCACCCTTGAACGCATCACCCCGTTGATCCAAGCGATGATGAACTGTCATCCTGACACTCTGATCGCCCCTGAAACTGAACTCGTCACCTTGAGCCTCGACGATGTCGACTACTGGGAATTGGTGATCGATGTCGAAGACACTTTCGAGATCGACCTTGATGCTCCCGACTTCGCCAACTGCAAGACCGTCGCTGATGTCATCGCCCTGGTCGATAAGGGGTTGGCAAAATGCTGAAGACCGCAAGCATCTACAGGCTGATCGGTGCGCTGACTCAGGAAGTGCTGAGTATCGAGCTTCCGGAACAAGTCACCGAGGCGACCATCGTCGATCCCTTGAAGACCCAGTGGTCGACTGCCGGCTTTGCTCATCCCGAGTGCTTCGGGTCGTCTCCGATCTTTGTCGGGCATAACGAGGTCGTTGTTTTCGACATCCAGGTTCGCGAGCGTGTCCTTCCGGGTAAGGTGATCGCGATGGCGGTCAAGGAGCAGGCTGCAGAAGATGAGCACCGTCAGGGATACAAGCCGGGTCGCAAGCAACTGGCGGAAATCAGGGAAGCCGTCACGATGCGGCTGTTACCGACATCCCACGTCAAGCCGACCGATGTCCGCTGCATGATCGCAGGTGGCTACCTGTTCATCGGCACCGGCAGTGCTCGACTTGTCGATACCGTACTGTCCGTGCTCCGTGGCACCTTCCCTGATGTCGACCTTCAGTTTCAGATGCTTGCCCGTGGTCGGGACACGGTCAACTTCATGTCCGATCTGCTGCTCATGGGTTCAACTGAAAGTGAGCTATTCACCTGCGGCGACTCCGTTGTGCTGAAGTCGTCGACGAAGGCGACTGCCAGGATCAGGAAGATGGACCTGCACGCCGAGGTGATCAAGAACCACATTACCAACGGCATGAAGCCGGTCGAGATTTCCGTCCAGATGGAGGACTCGATCCTCTTCACGTTGACCGAGTCGATGGTGATCAAGAGCATCAAGTTCGCCGACATCCTGATCAACCAGATCAACGAGGACGCCAAGGACGACCCGGAAGCACTGACGTTCGACGCGACCGTGGCTATCAGTGCGAGCACGTTCCTTTCCCTGGTCAACCGGCTTGTCGAGGAAATCCCGACACAGGAGGAAAAGGATCAATCGACCAACGAGGATGACGAACTATGAGCTTCCCGAGCAGTGATCAGTATTCGTCGCGACAGGCCGAAGCGGAACTCAGTCGGCCATGGCAGGCAGACCCGTTCGGCTTCCGTTGCAGCGGTGAAAAGTGTCCGAGTGCGAATAACTGCCGGCGCTGTGTCGACAAGTTCGATAGCGGTGCCCCGGTCGCAGCCTTTCACATTCGCCGTGAGCCGGGTGACTCGGCCTGCCGGATGTACCTGCCGGTGAAGCTGGTGACTACTTACAAGGAAAGTTTCCAATGACAGCACTGATCATCGTCGGACTACTTGTCGTGTTCCTCGGGTTCACCCTGATACCGGATCGCCTGTACGACAACGTCGTGGAATACTTCGTGATGCGACGACTTGGGTTGAACGGTGACTTCGCATGGGAGCACGCAGCTATGGCCCGTGTTGGTGATCGGGCTGTCGGCGTGCTCTGCTCAATGTTCGGTGTGATCGGCGTTCTGTACCTCCTGTCCGACTACGCCAATGCGGCAACTTACGACATCAAGCATGACCGCGAGCAGTACGTTGCGGCACTTGAGAAGATCGTCACAGCCTGCATATCTGACAGCACAGGTCGCCCCGTCATCATCGACGGCGAGTGGTTCCTGTGCAGCATCGTGCCGGTGAAATAGGTCATGCCAGTTGCTGACATCCCGGTCCATCCGAAGACCGTCGACAAGGGCAGGTGAGGTTACTACAACCGCCCCAACTTCAAGCCTTGGTATTGGGCAAAGCAGGAAGTGCTCATCGTGCCGATGCTCGGGAAACTGCTCTCCTTCCTCGGCGTTCAGCGCATGGTGAAGATCGACTATACCAACTCGATGGAATGTGTTCACAGGCGCAACGGAGGTGACCTCAAGTGTCACGATTGTTTCAGACGAAAATCAACTACCAGTACCGAAAGCAACCAACAATGACGAAACTCATTATCTCGCTCACCGGGCTTCCCGGTGTCGGCAAAGACACCGTCGCAGACCACCTCTGCAAGCACCGTGGCTTCGAACGCATCGCCTTCGCTGACGCCGTCAAGCGGGAGATCAGTGAGGCGTTCTTCGACGCTCCGATCTCCCTGTTTAACGACCGCAAGACCAAGGCAACCCCGATCCCGCGACTGCGGCTTGCCGACTGCAAACACAAACCGTTCGTCGACTGGTATCTGTCGACGCGTGACGGTGAGTACGAGTTCGCGGTTCTCAGTGCCGGGTTCTACTCGCAACCCAGATCACCCCGTTGGATGATGCAGCAGTGGGGCACCGGCTACCGTCGTGCCCAGGACGACCAGTACTGGGTCAAACGGCTTGTCGAGAACATGCCGAAGAACGGCAGGGTCATCATCGCCGATGTCCGGTTCGACAACGAGGTGTTGAGCTTCACCAATCACAAGCATGACGTGTGGGAGATCGTTCGACCGAACAACCCGCACCACAACAAGAACGATAAGCATGTGAGTAATGCAGGCCTGTCAGACGGCCTGGTGAACCGTGTGATCCTCAACTCAGGCACGACAAATCAGTTGGTCCGTAAAGCGGTTCGTCAGGTCGATAAACTTTTGGTTGATAACGCTTGACACAGTTGAACGTCGTCACTATTATGACTCACATAATCTGACTGAACAGGAGAAGTGCGATGATCAAGTTGACGAACGAGATAATTGAGATGGACGGTCGAAGGTGGAAGGTGCGTGAGGCCAAGAGTCGGTCGGACGCCTTAGACGCAATCGCGGAGGCTCGGTGTACTGGTTCTGTCGGCTCTAAAACAACTGTTGACCGGAGCTTCGTAGGTGGAGTTGTCGAAGTAGTAGCCGACGTTGTCCAGATCAACTCAGACGGAACTGAACGTAAGCCGTACACCGAAGCTTACTGACTGAACAGGAGTCAGACCGTGGTCAACCCTTGCTACGCCACTCAGCACAGCGATCAAATGATCTGCTACAAGTGCGGACTCGTTTGGGATATGAACGACCCCGAACCCCCGGAGTGCCGTCGCAAGGAACTCACGGGCACTCGTACGCCCTCAAAACAACCAAAGGTTGAGCGATCAACTGAACAGGAAGCACGGAGCACCACCGAATGACTGAGCGCCAAACCGGAGCAGTAACACTCCCCGCAGAAGGCTACGTCCGCCTGCGTACGATCCTGGCAGTGTTCCCTGTCAGCAGTTCAACGTGGTGGCGTGGCTGCAAGTCAGGCATTTACCCTGCACCGAAGAAACTGGGTCCACGCACGACCGTTTGGAACGTGGCGGACATCAGGAAATTGATCGAAAGCACGTCCACAGAATCAACTTCAAGTTGATCAATAACCAGTAGCACAACCAGGAGTAGTCAAATCATGAGCAATTCTGACAAACCGATATTCGCGCTTGTCGCCGACGAATACTCGATCACCGCAAGCAGCATCATTAAGGCGCTCACTGACGGCGATCTGAGTCCGACCGAGGCCGTCGAATGGGTCGAGCGCCTGATCCGTCACAACATGACGGACAGCATCGTTGACCAGATTCGCGAGTTCAACGTTCTCGCCGGCAACACGACCGACTGTTTCAACCCTCGACAAGCAGCCTTGTACACAGGGCTGCAACTTGAAGAGATGAGTGAAAAGTTGCACCACCTCGGCTTCAGTACTACTGCGAGAACTCTTGACTCGCTCGGTAACTGGTTCAAGCGTGGTGACTACGACGACCTTTTCAATCATGTCGACCGTGTTCGCCTGCTCGACGATGACGTTGACCAACTCGTCGTGACCATCGGGTCCATGCTTTCAATGGGCGTCAACATCGAAGGTGCGTGCTGCGAGGTCCATCGCTCCAATATGTCGAAGGTTTGGCCTGACGGAACGCTGCACAAGGACGCCAACGGCAAGATCACCAAACCTGTGACCTACAGCGAACCATACCTCGCCCCGTTCGTCTCGCATGTTTCCGGGAAGTGAAGGTGACAGCTATGGACGCCAAAAATGTAGTGTCGCTGAAGGCGATGGCCGAAAGTAAGCTTGAAGGGGTGCAGAAGGCGACTTACTTCAAGGTCAACCCGAACCTCGTCGAATTCGAAGAAGGGTTCAACCTCCGCGAAGAAGGTCCTGAACTCGATGCTTACCTGGAATCGCTGTATCAGGCGATGAAGGCCGGGGCAGCAGTACCACCAATCGATGCGTCCGTTGTCGACGGCAGGATCATTGCGCGTGACGGCCACTGTCGCACCCGCGTAGCACGCCGGCTCGTTGCCGAGGGTATTCCGTACGTCCTGGAAGCACGCCAGTACCGTGGTAACGACGCCGATTGCGTCCTGCATATGCTCGGGACCGCTCAAGGTAAGTCGCTCACCCCGCTTGAACAGGGGCGCGGTTTCCTGCGACTGATTCGGTACGGTATGACTGTGCCGCAGATCGTCGAGCGTACCGGCTTGCACCGCAACACCATCGACAACTGGCTGATCCTTGCTGAAGCGCCGAGCGAGATACAGCAGATGCTGTCCCGTGGCGAAGTGGCAGCAATCGTCGCTGTCGAGATGGTCCGCAAGCACGGTGCCAAGGCTGCAGATGTGCTCAAGGGTAAGGTTGAGAAGGTGAAGGCGACCGGGCAGACCAAGGTGACCAAGAAACATGTCAGCGGCCCTCGTATGTCGACCAAGGTGCAACACCAGTTCATCTCGGCAGCGACTGAGTTCAAGGCTGCATGCGCTTTCCATTGCAAGCTCCCTGAACTTGCTGCGATGAGTGATGAGCAGCTTGTCGATGTGTCGCTACCTGCGAAGACCGTCAGGGCGCTTCTCGAAGCCCACGACAAGTGCGTCATTCAGGACGACGGTGAACTCTGATGAGCGTATGCCGCGTCACTGCTCAAGCCAACACCATTGGTGAAAGCAGTGGCGTGGTTTGCCGTTATGAATGGGACCGGAAGAAGGGTGTGTTCCGATGGAACTATTACCGGCGCGGTCGTTTTGTCGGTGGGACATCGACTATGACCAAGGTGATTCCGATGATGACCAAGGTGATTCCGATGATGACCCGGCTTGTTACCGTAAAGTGAGGATGAAGTGAGTTCAATACAAGCGAATATCGACGCTCGGAAGCGTTACAGTGACGTACTGTCGCTCTCCACCCCTTTCCACGAGCCACCTCTCGCACTGAGCGCCTACGAGGCTCAGGAGGCGTTGTTCGGTATTGCCTACAAGCAGCCTGGTATGGCTACGTTTGCCGACTGTCAGAGTTTGCTGGAACGAATCGATAATGAACGGGGTAAGGTTGAAGCCGATGCAGTATTGTCCAGGTTCGGCGTCTGGAAGATTCGTGATCTGTTCAGGGGGATGTACAACGACTTCTTCCTCTATTGTCAGGCTGTCCTGACCTACGGGGCATCACCGTTCTACGGGTGGACGTTGAACGCCGTCACTGATCGTGTGCGCAATCGCTGGTTAATATGGCACCCGGAAAGCGACTGCCTGTTCGTGCTCAATAAGCCACCGACTGAAGAAGACATGGATGGTGGGCTTTGCTCGGATGTCACGGGTGACCTTGAACATGAACGGCGCTACCTCGCTGAAAACCGCAGGTGGGCTGACCCGTTACCAGTGAAGGAGGAAGAACTGTGAGAGCCAATTTACGAGGAACACCTTACGATCCGACTGAGGTGATCGTAAGGGAAATTGAAGTACCTCTCCCTGATGTTTATTACGTCGCGTTCGGTGAAATTCCTGACTTTGCAACCATGCCTGTAGAGCATGAGATACCGACAAATGTCGAGGTTGTTCGGCATATGTATCGCTTCGTCGGGGTCGTTGAAAGCGTTGGATACAGCCCTATTGCCGAGTATGAACTTGTGAAGGAAGAACTGTGATTACCAATGACGGATTGATCGAAGCGGCGACGCGTCTTGGTAGGGGTATTGCGTGGTGCGGATTCTGGATCGCGGTAGGGCTTATGTCGATGTGACCCTATGCCCACGGTTCCCCGCCGAGTATCACCACTTTGTCATTGTCGTCGTGCTGAATTTTCCCAGGTGGATGGGCGACAATGAAGTGGCGAAGCTCGATTCGGTAATCACCCTTCTCCGGGTACTTCTGCTTGTGTTCGTTCAGATACTCAACCAGGGTATCCCGAGTAAAGTATTTAACCCTGTTCATGCCGGCATCCGGTACGACCCTGCCGATTTCACAAAGGTTGTCACCGGCACATAGGTTCCACCGACTTTCACGTAGGCACCGATCACGTCTACCGCAGCCCCGCTAACCTTGACTGCCACACCTGATTGGACCCCGCCTCCGAGAACAACACCGTCGAACGTCGGGAGACCTGTCAACACGTTGATTTCGAATGACGCAGGGGTGAGCACTGCTACCCCACCTGAGAAAGCAGGGAGACCTGTCAGTGTGTTGACACTTGTGACCGGTGAGGCGTGAGCATTACCTAAGAAAATCGGGAGACCTGTCGTCATCGAAACGGCAAACTCCGTCGTCTCGTAGACGCTCGCCGAACCGACAAACACAGGTGTCAAGGTGTCGGCAACAATGCTGGTGACCGGGGAGACGTGAGCACTACCTGAGAAAATCGGCAACGCCGTCATGACGCTGATCGTAGCTTCAGGCGAGGTGCTGGATACCAACGCAGAACCGTAAAACGCGGGCAATGCTGTCATTGCATTGCCCGCTGCAATAGGCGATCCGACAATCAGATATTCGATAGCAGTGCCGCGATCTACCGAGTCCTCGTAAAGCCGGTACTGCCACTCGTAAGAGGCATCCGGTGCGCCTGAGAACTCATATGAAGTATCCGGAAAAACAGCTAACGCGCCTGCACTTGGCGCGACAACTGTTTCGATCCGGTATTCAGCAGTTGGTGAAATACTGTCGTTAACAAGTGGTGAGCCGCCGTTATCCCCTGTTGTCGGAACTTCCGATCCTGGGATGCCGAGTCCGCCCCATCGCGAGACGATGTGTGCTGATTGCGAAGATGATAGTCGCAGGCTCATTATGCCGCCGTGTATTTCCAGGTGCCTTCGGAACCGTCAGACAGGATGATCGTCACCCGGTACTGCGTTCCTGCGACGAACGATATGTGCACCAGTGAGATGTCACCACCTGCCGACGATGTCTGCCCAGGTAACATAGCGACCAGCGCCCCTGTCGTGATGTTGTTCACGATGGCCGTGATGCCTGTTTCGTTGGCTCGTAGGGTTCCGGTCGTCAGGTCTTTGAGGTCGCTGATCGTAATTCGTGCACTAGAGGTATCACCGGTAACCGATCCTGAGAATGTCGGCAACGTGGTCGAGGCATCAGTGGTGAACGACGCCTCTCCCGATGAAAGTACCCCTGAGAACACCGGCAGTGCCGTTGTAGCGGTACAAGATGCAACTGGTGAGACGTGAGCACTACCGGAGAACGACGGTAGTGAGGTAGTCGCCGAGATCGTAGCGTCAGAACCACCTGCCGATTCGAACTCCCATGCCCCCACATCATACGTGGCAACCCTCGCCAGCCCGGAAATGTCAGACGCCGCGTAGGTGGCTTCTGTAGCCCCTGCGTCGATCAGCGCCGAACCACTGACAAGGCGGAAGTCTTCCGCATTCAGCGTGACGTCGTAAAATGTGCTTGTTGAGTATGCGGCTAATCCGTAGCCAGATACCACGGTGTCAGCAAAGCAGTTTATCTTTGTCGACGCGATGGTGGCATCGACAATAGGACTGACTGCGCCCCGGATGTAGCAGTTTTTAAAGACGGCAGGCGTTGATCCGTACTGCGTGGAGATACCCGCAGTCTTGGCGGTGCCGGTCCCAATAAAGGTGCAGTTATAAGCCGACGCCCCGTAGAGCAGCCTGGCGACCGGGTTACCAGCAACCGCGCCATTATGAACGATGACACTGTTCCGCACGACACCGCCGTTTTCCATCGTCAACGAGCCTTGCCCACCGACTACGGACTTGGACCAAGCGAAGATGCGGTTAATATCCATGTTCAGGCCGGAAGTCACTAGGCCCGATGCTAGGTTGGATACCATGTGCAGCTTTGACAGGCGGGTATAAGCAACAGAACACCGAGCCATGTAGCCGGCCCCTGCCGTGCAGACAATACGAGCGCCGCTCGTCGGACTCTTCCCGAGCGGGTTCAACCGCACATTGACATCGTCAAATACCGAGCAACCGTCTGCAGTGGTTAGTTCGATGTAACGCGTCGAGTCGACCGTCTTACCAGCGATATTGAACACTTCACCTGCCACAGAGAACAGCTCATTGAGTAGTTCTCCGCGCCAAATCTCGTTGGCCGCGACTAGATTGGCGGGGATTGCTGCAACCCACGCAGCGATAGTCGTGTAATCGCCGGTCGAGCCGATTGTCTTTACAACTGTCGTTGCCATGATTTACCCGCTAAAGGACACCGGCACCCACGAATTCGCGCCCGGTATCGAAACTATTTGTGGGGTCACTGCCGCCGTGAAGACATCGCTTATCGGCTCAACAGTGACAGTTCGTGCGCCCAAAACGCTTGTCACTTCGCAAGACCATGATCCTGCAGACTCAACGACGTTGCGGAAACTCAATCCGATGTTGACCCCCCCGATCAGATCGACTTCCGGGTCTTGGTCGCCCGAGTGATCGGTGAAGAGGGGATACCCTCGACCGCGCCGGAACGTACCTGGCGGGTAGCTTTGGAAAATCTCGCTCATGATCGAGCCACCGCCGTGGTTGCCGTTGTTCCAGGCGAATGCAAAGCCGCGTTTTGCCGCGCGCAATGCTGCAACAGCCGTTACGTGGTCTGCAAAGTTCGCAAAACCATCCAGCCGACCCAAGCACCACCCAATCCAAGGCAGCTTGTTGCTGGTGTTGCTTGCGTAGGCGATGTTGTCCATGAAGTCAGCGGTATTCCCGCCTCCGTCTTCTGCGTCAAAATCGGGCGCGGCTGAACGGTCCACATTCACCCATCCACCTGGGTAATTAGAGACTTGGATGTTGTTGACCGTGCTGGCCCCACGCCATTGCGGCCTGTCAGGGTAGATGGCACTGAAAATCTCGGGATGTCGAATCCCATAGCGCAAGGTTCCCCATCCACCCATTGACCCACCACCAAGATAAACAGTGTCAAAGTTTAGGTTCGGGATGCCCTGCTCTGCCCATCGCACCAAAGCGTCTAAGCGATGAACTGTACACTTGTTTCGCGTGGCGCCTGGTGCGACCACAAAGCCGAGCCATGCAGACTCACTCGTCCCGTACCTGTCTACTGGTTTAAGCAAAGTGACGTTTTCTGCAAAACCACTACCATGCCCTCGCGCCACTGCAAATCGAAAGGTGTCTTCTGACCCAAAAGCTAGTCGCCCGTGGCACTTCGCCGAGTATTGCCTACCGTGGGTAAGGTCTGCACCTCCGCTCCCGTGCAGACTGATGTAAAGTATCTGGTTCTGGATATGGGTGTATTGGACCGTGCTGTCCTCTGACAGCATCACCGGACCATCGAAGTAATTTCGATGGCGCCCACCGGCAATCCCACCTCCGGAGGCGCACCCAACGATACGATCAGCAGGCACAGCAGGCATTGGTTATGCCCCGGCTTCGGTCTGCGTCGAGGCGTTCCAGGTGATGTTGACACCTGTAGCAATGGTTCCGGCAAAAGACATTTCAGACGGGATAGCAAGTGTCTCCACTGCCACGTCTGCCGAAGTCGTGATCAAACAGAACGTCGGCGTACCGGCAACGTGCGACGAGTTGGTCTGCGTGACAGTCTCGTTAAAGTCAATAACACCACTGGTAACAGTGCCAAGGGCACCAGTCACGTTTAGCGTGCCGAGCAACGTACCTGCCGGCGTCAGAGATTCTGTGCCGGTGTAGAACTTCAATTTCGGATTGGTGCCGGCAGCGTCGATGATCGCTTGGGCGCGGGCGGTGCGAAGCGCAGTGGAAAGCTTCATGATTGTTACTCCTTTACGGTGTTAACTGGAAATAAACGGTCCCGTCAGGACGACCGTCGTTGTTGTCGGGAGGGGAGGCCGCAACGACAACGCTGCATCCGACCCAGGAAAAACCGTCAAAGCGAACCTTGACGCCGATGTCGTCCACAGAGAACTCCCACCCCGGACGCGGAATATGGAATTCCCATTGGGGTTCAACGACCGCAGTTCTAGCGGTCCAACGTGCGATCATGTTGCCCCGAGTAGCCCATGATCCGGTTGCACCTGCGGGGACAATGTAGGCTTCACCTTCAACCGGTTCGGTTGGAGGGGTCATGACCGACATGCTTATGACCCGAGGTTGAACCAGCGTGTCCAGGCTTCGATACATGTGCAGGGTTTCGGCGTAAGCACGCTCACCGAAACCCCCGTTGTCGAGCAGCCCTAGATTTGGTCCGGTAGTCAGCATGGCGGCACCTGTTCAATAAACGGTTGACATTCTAACCGTAGGTTGTTCTTTTAAACAAGCGTCAAGGTGACTCGCCGAACACGGCTTTCCGACATTTGTAGTAAGTCCCTGCAACCTCGACCAGCTTTTCGGTTGTCGCACCGAAAGAGTCGTCGCGGATAGTGCCCAAGTCATCAGGGCAACTTGCGATCACCAGGGCTGACGGGCTTACCGGAGAGGGCCTGATTGACCCCCAACATGCCGTCAGGGGAATGGTGACAATCGCGATAGACAGGTACTTCACGAGTTTCGCGCTCAACCCGTTGCTTGATCGTGACATGCGTGATCTCCATTTTTGCGATTGCACCGGCAGCACCTTCCTGCCCTTTGTCGTAGGCGATTTTCGCGATGCGTTCTTCACGGGCAACAGCCGCTTCACACGAGTCGACACCTTGGCCGTATTGCCAATAACCGACAGCACCGTGACTCACGACAAGCCCCAACGTCAAAGCGATACCAATGTAGGCTTTCGGGATAGGGCTGATCACGCTGGCACCTTGCCTGCGTTGAGATCGGCGAGACTCAGGCCGCCCGTGAACTGGAAATGGGCTGTTTCTTTGAGCGAACCCTTCCATCTACCCGCCCATTGAATACCGAGCATTTCGGCGACCTTACCCATGATTTCGTAGGATGCGGTATCGCCCCACATCGGCTTCCCATGTACAAGCGGGACAGCGTCCCATGCGCAGCGCCACTGGTGATACGACTGACCTGCTCGGGCGTTTGTGACCCTATCACCCATTGGTTTCTTTGCTGTGACGTTCGCGCCTTTGACTGTCCGACCGATTGCGTACAGCTTGTCTTGCTCATCACCCGGTCGATAGGTGCAATAGACCAACACGTCGACACCCGCCTTCTTACAGGAACCCACCCACTGCATAGCCTTAGATCGGGCCGCAGGATGGAGTTCGCTGAGTTCTCGACTAGCCATGCACGCCACCTCGTCTATCGCGTTGAGGCGCATTGGGGTGAGGTCCGCTGTGAGTGCGCCTGTCAAGCAATGCGAGCAGTACGGCTATGCTCAGTATGACCAGCATGTCTGTGACTGCCGCTTGCATTGAGAAGCAGGCAAGCCCGACCAACTGAGCGAAAGCACCTGTTGCAGCCGTGGTGTAGACAAGCCTGACCAGATGATTCGTTTTGGCTGTCATACGAAGAATCGCAGTACCGCATACGATAAGGATGAACAGTGCTGTCACGGCAACCACTGACGCCGTCAGAATCGACAACAGGTCAACTGGATTACTGCTTATCGCTTGATCCATCTTGCAACCCCTTGAGCGTTGAAAGTGGGTTTCGTCGCCACATCTCCGAAAGCTTGATGACCCCCGGAATGATGTTCATCGCGGTCAGACCGATGATGAATGCAATCGCATTTTCTTTCGCAGTGCCAGGGTCGGTCGGCAGGAATAACTGAACAGCGAGCGGGGTAAAATAACTGGCAGACGCAACGCCTGTGAATACAGCCATCACGCCTTGCCATGCGGTGAGGTTTTTGATGAACGATAAGCTGATCACACCGCCCCAAAAGCCGGCGACTGCAAATGCCAGATTCACACCGAACCAGCTTGCTTCAGGACTTGTTATTGCACTATGGTCAGCCATCGCCGGAACCCTCAACCAAACGGGGCAGAGAGTACCGGAAGTTGAATATTATGGCAATCGTCAAGGGGTTACGATGCTGAATGTATGTCGTAATGCTTGCCACGATGTGACCCCTGCCACCTTCGAAACAATCTCGACCGTCATCGTCTTTGCCGTATTGGTCAATGCAACAGGGACAGTGTATGGACTGGTAATCCCATTGTAGGTGCCGATGATAGTGTTCGTACCGTCACGCACCGTCAAGTCGTACGTTGTTCCGGGTTCAGGTCCGATGTTGCCGGTTGTCGTCGGCACAAGGTCAACTGTTTGCTGTAGGCGGTCGCGATGGGAGAAGCTGATTACAACTCCGTCAGTCGTCAGAACTTGCGCCGGGTACACGATGTTATTTACTCTCAGATTCCCAGGCGGATACGGCTTATGTGCTCGACCAACCATAGTGATGGCTACGGCAGATGCAGAGTTCAGCGGAAGCGTACCTCGACCCGTGGTCGTCAACGCTTTGTAGTACGTGGTTTCACCTGTTGACCGCTCTGTGGAATCAGACGCCTGATCATCTGTTACGAAAAACAACTTTGCACCAGCAGCGTGTGCCGCTGGTACTGTGTCCAAAATACCCCTGCTCGCCGTTATCCCGCTTCCCGTGATACTGACTACACCGAATGCCTCGTTATCGATGTAAAAATAATCACCTACCTCGATTAGATCGAGGTCCGAGCCATCCGTCACCTGGACATTAAAGTCGGATGCGGCAACTGGGACAGGCACACTTAGCGTAGCAATTGGCGCGAAGTGTGCAGTCGACTGAACTTGAGTGTAGGTGGAGTTTGTCGGGCTATTTTGTAGCGAGAAGTACATCGCATCGGATGTCGGCTTCCCTGCCAGGAATTCAGCAAATGCCCACCCTGGTTGTAGATAGTCGAAGTCTGCAGATGTCATTTTTCGAGACACATCCCAGTACGGGGCTTCGAGTAGCTTATAGGCTGTCACAGGCAACGGAAGACTTCTCGGGTCAGTCCATGCAGTCTGAGGTGTCGCTACATAGGCGTTATCTGGTGTTTTAAACACATCCTCAACGGCATCAATCTTGATGACACCGTCGATGAGTGTGCCCTTGTCGATTTTGATGATGCGGAACGGTACACCGTTGATCCCAAGAGGGGACCATAGCAGGCGGAAGGTATCCCCTTCCAACCAATCCCATGCGATTCGCTTGCATTGCAAACTAACCTTGGCGAGTGGTGATGACACGGTCACAAGGTCACGCATTGCTACCCTAGCAGCGAGACTACCCTCCCTGATACCAGGGTATTCTTTTGTCACACCGACAACCGCATTTTGGGCGTCCACGGATGCTAGATTCTGCACGGTGACCGTCGCTACATTCTGCTCGCGATCAGTGTATTTGACCGTCACTTCATTTGTCGTATCACCCCATGCTGTTCGCTGGAAAGACGACAATTCGATAATATTGGAGGCGTTGAGTTCGGGGAGGTCTGCGATAACGTAATCGTCGCGAATAAGCTTGATCTGCAACTTCCCTGTCCGGATGTCATAGCGGCGAACACCGTCGACGTGACGCAATACATGGTCGATGAAATTACCAATGCTATCCTGCTCGTACCACAGCATAGACAGGCCGAAACCTTCATCAAACAACCTATCCGCAACCGCTTTAAAGTTGACGTCGTCGATATCGTCTGGAGAGTAACCCATACCCCAGTTTTGATCGGTGTAACATTCATAGACGATGTGAGCAGCATTCATGTCTAAGCCGTTTATGACCGCCTTTTCAGGATACCAAGGTGAACCTCTACTCCACCCCTTGAGGACTCGCCTCAGTCGAAACCACGGTGCTTTGAAGTACGGATTCATTGCCGACCACTGAAAACCTCTACTGCTAGTCCCTGCGACACTTGCATTCGGTCCACGGAAAACAGCACTGACAATACCTCGATACGCTGGAACAACACCGTCGATCTTATCGTTTAGATACGCATTCACTGCTTGTGTCGGCTCACCCATCAAGATGTCGAGAACACCGAAGAACCCGCCTTCTCGGTCGTCTCCACCAAATAAGCTTAATGCGTCGATAGAGACAGACGAGCTTTCGGTCACAGAACCTGTCCAGGCGGATCGTTCGCCGCCGATCAACTCAGACACCTCATCAACAGGACCGTGACAGAGGGCTGCGTGTACGCCCATGTAGTACCTGTAACCTACGACGACCGACTTACCCTTACCCATTTTCAGCAGCCTCCCTGCGACGGCTTTGTTCGATCACAGCCTTTACCATTTCATCGTCAATATCTTCAAGGACTGATGAGTCAATACCTTCGGTTAGAAACTTCAACCAGTCAATCCCGTATCTTGCCGCAAAGCTACGTCCACCTTTTCGGCAGTAGCCGAGCGCAGTTGCATCGTTGATTGTTACCCTACTCATTTCCCGCCGCTCTTTTTGATCGGGGTAGTACTAGGGTCACCGTACCAAATAATGTTCGACTGTTTGATGATATTCGTCCCGAAACAGACAGGTATCGCACCACCGTCGCTTGCAGACGGGATGTCCATTGCCCCGGCAGTCGCACCTTCTGGCTTTGGTGCCAAAGCCATATTCAGGCCATATGAAACGACGGCTGATATGACGGCGTAAAAAAGATATTCCCACCCCATAGTAGACCTCTCAGTAAAGCGTTGTACCTGCGAACGGGTTCGTCAGAGGAATATACGGCATCCCACCGTAGTTGTCCGAATTGTTGAATTTACCACTACATGTTGAAATCGAGTGGTCGCAACCAGGGTAAATGTCAATCGCCTGCCCAACAGTCAAGCCAACTGGCGAATTGGTCAAGGTGAGCACCCCTGTGGTCCCGTTGGACGCGAAGATCATTCGGCGTTCAATATTCGGCGATATGTTATTGCCCCATATGGCAATCCCACCCGCATAAAAATTGTCAATCAGATTAATGGCCGCTACCACAGTGACATCTAATCCATCGATTCCAACCACTACCCCGGATGTCCGGTAGTCAGTACGAACAACACCGCATTTTGCACTGTAGAGAGGGTGGGTACAGGGTACTGAGTAACGTCGACGAAGGCCGACTCGTTTCATCGAAGATGCGATACTCTCGGTAATCAGTTCGACCCAAGGGTACTTCCAGTCGAGATTGACAATGCGACCTTTCCACAGTACCACGTACTCGTCTGCCTCGTCGGAGTTTTTAACCAAGATAGTCATCGACACAATCTCTGACGGCGGTTGCACTCTAAATATTTCACCAAACGGTATGTCGTGGGGGAACGTGACAGGTAGATTGAATTTATCACCGCTCAACTGTTGCTCGATTTCCGCGTGTGAGCACGGGACTGAGAAGTAGGTTTTCCCGCTGAAAACGATATCCGTGTCAGCAGATGTGTAGTACCAGGATCGCCCTGAGTACACCACCTGATAAAGAACAACAGGTGTTGCCCCGTCGACGCTGAGTTCTTTTACAGAGAAGGTCACAATTACTCCTTGACGGTAACAAATGAAGTGTCCATGACGACAACTGAATCGGTATGCCAGCTAAGGTCAACCCTATCGCTGGCAAGTCGATTCAGCATCAATAAGTGGACGATTTTTATCTCGGATGTTGCGATTGCTCTCCCGAATGATTCGTCAACAGCGATGACAGTGTTACCTGAAACCTTAGCTGTACCTGTAACCTTGCGATAGAACACGGAACCGTCTACGAGGCGCATCATAATTCGATTACGAGCAACGTCGACTCCGACCATCTCGTGAAACTCGTTGTTTTCAACTGTGATCGACATTGATGTTTCACCGACCCCCTCAATCACTCTCAGGTCGAGATGCCAAGATGGTACAAGCAGCGGTTTCAACCGACCCCTGCGCCTCCCTAACATTTCACGCATTGCCCGAATTTCGACTCTTGACTTGAGCAACCACGGATATTTTCGTCTCACTGACAGCGGTGAACCGCTGTCGTACCACTGGACAGCCCCCGTCTCTTTATCCAAGGTATCGAAGTCACACTCGGATGTGTTGTCGAGAGGTGAAAGCCAGTTCGGTTGTTGAGTCAGCACCTCAAAACCGTCATATATGACTAGGGGCGTGGCGGTCGGCGTATACGGATCGGTGACTGACGGTTCGCACGCGAAATCGATTGTTGCTGAAATCGTTCTGTCAGTGTGACGACGAGTCGTCACTGCGTTAGGTAGGTGGCCGATGATACACGGGTAGATCGAAACCCCGTTCGACCATGCTGACGTTGTTGCACGCGAGAGGGTGATACTGCTAACCGACACAGTCTCTACCTCTACAACCTCAAACTCCCGACTGTTCCCCATGATGATCGCCAGGCCACCTGCGGTAAACGACATGTTTACGGTGTCCAGGTTGATCGACATTGCGCCTTCGGAAATACCTGATGTTGCCTTACGCTTGTCCATCCATATTGGGAGGGCGAACGCACGCCTCTGCCATCCCCATAACAGGTTTTCAAACCGAGAGGTATCCGTACCTGATATTGACATGTAGTAACTGAACGACCTACGAGCCTTTGTCCGTAATTCACGACGTTGCTCGCTACCGTCGAACGCTTGTAACACTTGAACCTTCCACTCAAGTGTTTCGTTCACGGGCGACACCCAGTTGGGTGCAAACGGCCATACAACAATCCGACGACCTGTTACGCCGAGTACAGGGAACTCACCTTGGAATTGCAACAGATAGCTTGCGTTTACAATCGCAGGTCCGGTGATACTTGCAGTTAGTGTGTAAGCCCTTTCTTCAAGTGCTGCGAACGTTGTCGGCAAACCCAATGTCAAGTCGAACGACAACCCATCCGTCCCACTTTCGCTCACCCCTGATAGTGTTCTGGCGCTGAGATGCGAGTTCCAAAGACTGATCTCCCGTGATTGACCATTGAAGATATTGCCTAGTGCAACCGCCACAGGGGAGATGTGAATACGATGATAGAAATCGTCACTGTACGTCCTTGTCACTCGCCCACTAAGTACCGCAGGATGTGCTGCAGGAATCACTCTGACAAGTGATTTTACGGCTGTCAGTGCAACATTCGACTCCCCGTCAGGCCAACCGATAACCCCGCTGAACCCTGACATAGCAGAGGTCAAGTAGTCGAAATCGGCACCACCTTGAGGGGAACGCGGTCGAAAACCTGTTATGAGCATGATAGGTTATGGTCCATCGTAACGAATTGCCCACCCAAACGTACCAGTGTGGTCTATTGATGCTGCAGGTGACATACTCGTTGAACCGTTGCGTTCAACGAGTGACTTCAAGTGGAATGGAAACACTTTCCACTTTTCTGAACCAAGTGTAATGATCTCCCCATCCGTGTAATTATCAACACGGACATATCGTGCGTTTGCGAGGTCAAACGAGAGGGAACACTTACCGCTCGGGCGCTGAACGTACCCTTTTATTGGCAATAGCGGGGATTCTTGGTTCCAAGCGGAAGGTGACCGTGAAATGTGACTGTAGACAGCGGGTAATACATGTAATGCACCTTGGTCAATCAAGGCCGCTGTGTAACCTGAGTTATATGCCTCTATTCGCCCTTCCGCCCAGTTTGACCCGTCAAACCCATGATGTATGGTATCAGCCATACTGTCTAGTGCCCCTATTGGGCGTACTGTCTCCCAAAACGGACCACCTGACGACCACCTACCTTCGGCGTTATAGTTGTAACCACCTGCTGATGAGGTAATCACCCATTGTTTACGGGCAGGCCAACTCGAAGTTGTACACAGGCGCTTGTGCGCAGAAGCTGTCATCCACAAACCCGATCCGGGGAGCACTATGCTTGACACCCCAAATGCACAGAAAAGATGTCTATTCCCGTCAAAGTTGAGAATGCAATAGACTTCATCGGGGTTCTCAAATGCGAACAGGTGATATGTCGCCGGCCAAGATGGCTCTGACGCGAGGTCTGTACCTCTCCCCATTCGAGGGGTGACACCTGACGGGTTAACCAGTGAACCTTCGAATATCCCAGTACCACCTTGCAGTATGATCCCTGGCCCTTGAGCACTCGTGACCAAACTACTCACGGTTAGTGTGAGGAACGCCACCCCTTTGTTTAGAATTGTCCCGGATGACATCGTCCACCCGTGATTCGTTACGAGTTCGCTGATTATTGCGCTCCGTAGGTCGACCCACGATGCAACCTGTCCTGTTGTGTAGTTCATCAGTCCATCCTCATTGCAAAATAGTCGGCAAATCCGGTACGAGACACATCTTGGAAAATGACCCAAGTTTTTCCGTCAACAACGACCGTGTTCTCAACTGAGTTGTTGAACCCCGTAATATGGCAAATGCCGTCAAGTTCTCCGTAAATGCCGTTTGCATCACTAAGGGTGACAGGGTTCAGCGGATAGTTACCGTTCGTATCGCGCTCCTGAAACGTAGTGCTCGTCTGGACAGCACTGTTCCAAGGGTGCGTCTCCGGTTGCCGCCATGTACCGTCATTAAATCGCATCCTGAAGTTGGCGCGGTTACCCTTGTACGGCATCGAATGCGTTGCTTCAGAAAATCTGGTCGCTGAAGCCCCGGTCAACATGCCACCGCAGATCACAGGGTAAGGGTATTGGCTAGGGCGAGCGTATGGAAAAAACTTTCCGACATATGCGTGCTCGTACACAGGTGTTCCGACCTTCATTGCAAGTGCGATCCTCTGAGCGTTGCAGGTTAACCAGTAGTCAACACGACTGTTGTGACACGGTACACCGCTCAACACGACGCCCGGTTGTGTATCGAAACCGTTGCCTGCGACGTAACCTGTGAAACCGGCAGCGACAAGGTTGTAGTAGTCGGCACCGATATCGTGATATGTGCGGAACCCGACGAATATCTCGTCAAGACCGGACAGTCCGTAACCCTTGAGAATCAATTCACGATTCACCGACACGTCGTCATACCTGAGAACGTCCCAACCATTTGCGGATGCGAAATTCTTGATCACCTCAAGCATCTTGTAATGGGCAAGCACTGCTCCTGAGTTATCGACGTATGAAATTTGATGTGGCATTACTTAACTCCTACGATTGCACGAAGTTGCGAGCGTTCAGCACTCAACACGTTCATGATTACTTTTCTACCTGACGGTGTGGCCGCTGCTGCTGACAGGAAGCTCTGAGCGTCAACATAATTCACAAGCGATATATCTTGAGGTTTCCCTTGTGACGTACCTCCGTTCAGTACGTTGCGCGGATCGGCAGTGGTCAGAACTTCTTCATTCTTCTTCAGGATCGTCGGGTATTCGTCCGGGGCGAGTCCTGCAATACCACCACCGTGGTATCGAGGTGCTCCTGCGAACAGAGCCTCACTGACACGCCTGGACGAGCCACCTGAAGCGCCAACGACACCACCTGTGTGCTTAACACTCGCAAACAGACTAGCTATGGTCCCGATGACGCCACCGCCGCCACCTGCCTTCTGTAAGGCATTCAGCAGCATTTGTTTTATGATCATCTGCGCAATTTGCTGCAAGAAGTCAGCAGCAAATTGCAGAAAGGACCGCCTTACTTGCGCTATCCCGTCCTTCCACGACTGGAAACCAAGAGCAGACTTCGTGACAGCCTCGGCCATACCCATGAACGCATTGGTCCCACCGTCTGCTAGGTTTTGGATGATCTTCTGTGTCATCTGCGACTGGGCGGTCAAACCTTTCCCGCTGTCGGCTGCGGCAATCATCTTGGCACGCAGCGTCTCAAGTGCCGTGATATCCTGACCGATGGCGACACCTGCCTGCATCATCGCATCGGCGTACCGCAGTGCCTCGTCGGCGACAGCCTGAATCTTCGGCTGCATCTCTTCAACAGCGATTGTCCCGAGGCGGTTTGCCTCAGTTTCGGTAACAAGGCCAGCTTCCTTCTGCGCGTTGATCGCGTCGAGCTTTGCCTTGCGCTCACCAAGCAGCAGATTGATCGAGTCTTCGTAATACTTTTGCTGCTCCAACTGCTGAAGCGCCAGGACACCCGAGTCAAGCCGACGTTTCTGCTCATCGGCGGGTGCGGTGTCTCGACCATTCGCAGCTAAGGTTTCTCGGAATGCCGCGATATCCCGATAAGTCTGCTCATAGGAGTCACGCACGCCTTTCAGACGGAGATTCAGGTCGTCCTTGGTCTTCTTCCCGGCCTGAGCGTCGATCTGTTCCAGCTTCTTCTGGATACCCTCTTGCTCCTTTTCAAGCTCATTGTTGAACTTGACGATTTCGGCCATCTTCAGTTCGTTGGTCGCCCGAACATATCGCGCCTCAAGGTCAGCAGCGTCTTTGCCGCCGAACGCTTTGATCTTGTTCAGCAGGGTTTGCGAGGCGATGTCGATAGCCGCGATGCGACGTTCGAGACTGTCTTTTTCCGACTTCTCAACGCGTGCTTCAATCGAACGAAGTTCAGACTCAAGGCTCTCCTTGATCTTCAGGCGCTTCTCAGCAGCCTCTTTGTCGACATTAGCTTTGTCCTCGCCGGGTGTCGGCTTCGCGGTCGTTCCGGCAACAGGCTTCCCTGTAGACGAACCGGGTGTCGCGAACGCGTCGTTGACCATCTCACGACTGATTTTCTTGATCGTCGCGAGGTCGGCCACCATCTGCTTTCTCAAGGTCGCGGACGCGTTACCAATCCGATCAACCTTGAACTCAATTGACGCGATGACTTTGTCAATCGAAGCACCGAGTTCGTCCTTGCCCAAGAACTTGGCAGTAGTCGAGAACAGACCCAACATCTGACGGAAGCCACTCGTCAGGATGTTCCCGAGCAAAGCCAGTCCGGATGTCACGACAGCAGGGATTTCAGCCCATGCGATCTTCACACCGTATGTGATCGCAGTCCACACCGTCTCAAACAGGTAGACCATCCCTGCACCCCAAGCTTTCGCGTAGGACGACTGCTGGTACAGAATCGTGCCGATCTCCCAACCGACAAACGCAGCAGCGAGCACCCCGAACGTCTTGTTCACAATCCCGAGCGTCGTAGCGAGTGTTTTTGCCGCGCCTGTCGCAATTCCGAGACTTCCGGCCATCGTGATCAAGCCTGCCCCGAAGGATGAAAGCTTTTTTACAGCGATGATACCGAACGCCAGTTCGAGAATGGTCTTGACCGTTTCGATGTTCTCAGCCAGTAATGCAACAAACTTAGCGATGGCTCCGAAGCCATCACCGATATCCTTTGCGAACTTCTTTCCGTCCGAACTCTTCATCACGTCCGTCAGACGCTTGATAGTTTCGGTCAACTGATCGATGAAGCCGCTATCAGCAATGGCGAGCTTGAAGTCGAACATTGCAGTGTTGAAACGGTTTTGCTGTGCGACGAACGACTCGGTCGCTTTCGGTAACCGGTCGGCTACCATCTTCCGGTACTCTTCTGCGACCGACACAAGGTTCGACACCGATACCTTGCCGTCCTCCATTGCCTTTTTCAGATCGGGGAATTTATCCTTCAGCGCCTTTTGGAAAGTCCCGAATGCCCCCGGAAGCACGTCACCAAGCTGACCCGAAAGTTCCTCGGCCTGGATTTTCCCTTTGTTCATCATCTGACCAAGTGCGTAAAACACTCGATCCATCTTCTCGGCACCCAAACCTAGGGTTGTCCCAACTTCGCTGAACGACTCGAAGATGTAGTTCGTTTCCTTGATCTCGCGACCTGCGAGCTTCGCATTGGCTGCGAACGATGCGTACCCTGCACTCGCCCTGCCCAGGTCCAGGCCAAGCCGATCAGCCTGCCCACGGACATAGTCGTACGCCTCGCCGATCTTCTTGGTGTCGTCGCCGACCACGACAGCGAGCTTGTTCTGTGTCTCCTGACGACCGTTGTAGGCTTCGGTTACCTTGCGAACAGCGTCGATAGCCCCGTAGAGGCCAACATACGCTGCTGCCATTGACAGGACTTCACCTCGGATACGCTGATACAACGACAGCGTCGTGCGCCCTTCATCCCTGAACAGGGAGAACTTTTTCGTGGCGGTATCGGTCGCATCGCCAAACTTCTGTTTCGCCTGACGCAGAAGTTCGACAGCATGCGTGCTGTCCTTTGCTGCAGCGACAAGGCGTGCCTGTAATGCAACGAAATCAGCCGTGGACAGACCGGCTTGCCGCATTGCATCGCGCAGGTTGCGGTAGGTGGACAACTGGCTCGCCAAGTTCTTCTCAGCGGCTTGCAGCGTTGCTTGTGCGGCTGACAGGGACAACCTGAGTTCGTCATTTGCCCCGGTGGAATTTCGAAGGGCATTAGCCAGTTCGACAACCTTCACACGAGCCGTCGAGAACTCGGCACCTGCCTGTTTCATCACTGCGAGTTGTCGGTAGAACGATTCCGCCAATCCAGCCTTGTCACCGATTGCTTTGTTGGCTGCAAACAGGGCATTCAACTGCCCTTTGTAATCGGCAATCGGACCTTTCGCAGCCCTTGCAGCATTACCGATCTTGCTGATCTCAGCTTCGATACCTGCGAGCGTCCTACGACTTTCTTCACCAGGGTTGACGATACCTGTGATCATGTCGCGAAGACCGTTGCCTTCGCCGAGGGTCTTCGCCGCAGTACCGAGAGTCCGGTAGCCACGGGCAGCAGCAAGAGCCTCGTCAGCGGTCTTCCGCAGGGCGTTGCTGATCGTCAGTTGTTGCTCGGCGATATCGGCGTCACGCAGGGAGTTTTCCCAAAAGCGTACGTACTCGCCGGCCTTGTTCAGTTTTGCGGCTTCTTCGAGCTTCTTTTGAAATGTCGCATCGTCAGCCAGTTTTGCGTTTTCAACGCGTGCCTGTCTGACATTCGATGCGTAGTTCGCGATTGCCTCTTGGGCCTTGTTGATCGTGATGCCGAGCATCGCCGCAGACTGGCGAGCAGTGTTCTCAGCCTCGGCCAGCTTTCCGATCTCAATGCCGGCTTCACGGAGGGCGGCACCTAGTGCTTCCTGATCAGTCCGTTGCTTGGCAAGGGTCGACTCATTGCGCTCTGCAGCGGTAGCGAGCTTGACAAGCTTGTTCGCCTGGAAGTCGGTCGCCTTGCCGGCCTTGTCGAGCTTGTCCTTGTAGTCCGCGTGGGCTTTCGCGGCCTTGGCGACTTTCTCTTCCTGCTTGGCGATCTGCTCGCCGAGACGTTGGAATTGACCAACAAGCCCTGCCTGATCCTTGAGTTGATCTTGAACCTGCTTCAACGCCATCAGCGTCGACTTCAGTTCGTCAATCGACGCCTCACCACGCTTCGCTGCATCGGCCTGAGAGTCAAGCGCCTTCTCGATGTCGGCGATAGACTTGGTAACGCTGTCGAGCGTTTTCCCGCCCTGGATCGCCGCTCGGATGATCAGGTCTATCTCTTTGCGGTCAACCGACATCACTCATCCCTTCCAGCAGTTTTTGGAGCACCTTGCCGCCCTCTTTCGAGAACATCGAAGCGATCACCGTTTGCATCACAACGGCGTCTGTCTGTGCCCGTTGTGCGATTCGTTCCCGAACGATCCGGGTTTCCGACCACACAACGGCCACTGGGTATAACCGTGCGTCACGATGACCCTCGGACATCAACAGGCTCACATCGCGGCGAAGCCCGTGATAGAACCTGATTACTGGTCCGTCGTCCGATTGATCTGCGCTTGCTTCATCTTCATGAGTCCCGCGATTGACTCGACCGCTTTTTTTACGCCGCCCACCTCTGCAAACGTAACGTCTGCAATCTCGACAAGCGCCTTAACCTGGACAGGGAATGGGAGCTTCAACGCAGCGGAAACCGACTTCTCGTCAGTCGCGTCTGCAGCGAGCGCGATCAGGTTTGCCACGAAACCGGGAGCCTGCTCGGCGAGGGAAATCGCGATCCGACCGAGGTCGTCGTGCGTGACGTTGTTGATGTCTGGAACAACCTCGCCGGCAATGTCGACCAGCGATTCGAGGTCGGGGAGGTGTTCACGAATGAGCGTCGTAACGTCAGTCAGCGAAAGACCCCTTACAGTGAAGGAGGTCTTCGCCAACTGGATGACGCGTACTTCAGGCTGATAGTCAGCGAGTGCCATGCGTCATCCCCTAGTTAGATGAGCGTCGGACGACCGTCAATGTAGGCACCTTCGATGTTGTCGGACTTCTTCAGAATTTCGAAGTTGAAGCCGATCTGCATCCACTCTTCGCCCTTGAGTGCGTAGTCACCATCCGGAGACAGCTTGACGTAGGGGAAGTAGTAGTCGCGGTTCGCACCCTTCGGGTTGTCGGACACGAAACGCAAGGCACCGTAAATCGGGTTGGACCCGGAAACGACACGCTCACGAGTCGATGCTGCAACGTCGAATGTAGCCTGGATATCGGTCAGGTCGGGGATACCCGGAGCGTCGGACTCGATGTAGACACGCCCGAGGACTTCGTCCACTTGGTAGTTGGTGGCCTGGGAGACGGTCGTCGTGAAGCCGGAACCCTTTTTGATGACCACGTTCGAGACATTGCGCACGCCGGCAGGGTTCGAAGCGGACACGCCGAGTTGGTAGAACCGACCTCGATTTGCAGCCGTGAAGACGGTCACCTGTGCGAGTTGCGCAGTCTGCGTGATCGTCGCCTTGTCGCCGAGGAAGTACAGGGCGATGTTGTCACCGGAAATGTTGTCGCAAACCATTTTGCCGGTGCGGTCGAGGGACAGTTGAACGGAGTCGTCCTTGGTCTTCAGGCCACCTTCGGACGAGAAATGATCAAGGGCTTCTGCGGACGAAGAGGTCGTGAACTCCGGCGTATTGCCGAAATAACGCTCCCCTTGACCTTGGGTATTGGCAGTGATGGTCACGCCGTTCTGATAGCGGTCGAAGAAGACCTTCCCTTTACCAAGGGTATAGGACTTGCCGCCGAGGTCTGCTGAAATAGGCATCGTGATTACCTCAAGTTGAGATTAAAACTGTAAGTTGATTGCACGGCGAAATAATACGCTAATCCGTCTAATTGACAAGCTTGATTCGGATCGGTAGGTAGAAGAACGCCTTGCTTGATACACCCTCCATTGGCGGTCGAACGATTCCAGGTTGAACCTGGAAACCTGCAATGGAACGTCCCAACATGTACTCATCGGGGTATACCTCAAACCCGCTGGTACTGTTGACCTTGGTGAGCCTTTCAAGATGCTTTTCAACAGCATCCATCAGCCCGTACGCCGGATCGGTAGGATTGTCGACATCGTCGGGAACCCATCCTTGAATCATCAATGCCCACCACTCGGAGCGATCAGACTCGCCTGCGTATGTTCCAGGGTCGGATCGAGTCGATTCTAGGATGGACACTAGCGGTAAGGGGTCATCCTCGCCGAAAACAAGTCGCCCTCGTTTCACAGAACCGACAAGTTCATAGTCATAACCCAACTGACGATTGATCCCTTCGAGGTGGGACGTCAGGCGCTTTAAAACCGTAAGTCTGTAAGAGTCAGCCATGTCTACCTCTACTCAGGCGAGCGAATTGTCGGAAGAACTCATTTGAGATTTTTCCACCGAGCCAGGGGAGGGCGTCTTCCCCGACAGCTTTGAACACTTGGTCGACAGACGGCCCGTAGAGCAAATACACACCTCTGTCGAGCATCACGGGCTTGTACGCCCTGTCAACGAGCGACTTGTCCCGTGTCGCAAGGCCGATATTCCCGTTCCGTAATCTGACAAGGAACGCTTTCTTCAGGGTCTTCGTGCGACCCTTCTTCACACTCACCGTGACACCACCCCTACGGGTATTCTCGGGGGATTGACCCGGTGCAAATCGCGCAAGGGATGTCGGGCGATCCCTAGCCGAGACAATAAGCTCAAGGCGATTCGGAGTTGCTGGTTGTCGGACAGCAAGGCGGTCAGGGCTGTCCAGGTAGCCATTTGGGAAAGCGATCTGGCTTTCCATGTCTCGGCGCATCTTGGCAAGCCCCTCGCGCTCAGTCACCTGATTCATAGCAAGGGACGCTGACTGCTGTGCGATTTCCGGGAGTGCTGTGAAGAAGTCGCGAGCTTCTTTCAGAAATTCGCCTTTTATCAGATAGCTCATGGCTACCTCGGCATCGCCTGCGGCGTCACATACCAAATGTCTTCGTGCGGACCACAGTTAGGTTGACGGGTTTGCAGGACAAAGGTTGCCTGCCCGACACCTTCACCACCTAGTGCTGCACCAACACCGACACCTAGACCGCCGCCTATCGACGGAAAAGTGACCACGCCACCTCTGCGTGCCCCTATCGCGTGTGACTCTTCTGCCTGGAAGATCACTCTGTCAATACCCTGGATTGTTTCCGCATACCCGTTGTTCTCGAAGTCACCTGCAAGGGTGAGCTTGTTATGCAAACGTGCGCTGATCGGGACAGGTTTACTGAGAGAGGAATCCTGATAAAGCGCAGGAAGACCAAACGTCTCGTGGACCGTTTGGCGAACCCGCGCTTTCAGAGCAGCAAAATCAAAGGACATTACAGACCTTCGTTACCCTTCTTTTCGCCGCCCTTTTGCTTACCGGCTGCTTTTTGCACCGGCTTCACTTCACCTTCGTTGATCGGGTCACGCAGGGCTTCGTCACCGTGAGCACGTTCCAGGTCAGAGATTTCGTCTTCGGTGAAGTCGAACGGTTCACCTTTCTTGACGGTAACGGTGGCACCATCGCGAAGAACTTGGGCATGGAAATTTTGGTTGATGATCTTGACAGGCATTTTCGACTCCTTGAGGTGGAAAAACGGGTGCCGGTTGTCCGGTCACCCGTAGGTTGAAACTTAGGCGACCTTGATCTTGAATGTGGCGTTCGGCTGTGCCGGAACCATCAGCGGGGCAGACTGGGTCATCAGGTACTCGGCCCACGGGTCTTCGTTTTCCCACATCTTCGGGAACATGTCGAGAGCCTTGAAGCCGGCCTTGCCGTCACGAATGGCACCGAAGCAACGGTGACCCTGCACTGCACCGAAGTCGACACCAACGACAGTGTTCGTGTCGAGGATGTCGGTAAGGGTGTCCAACTCGTTCTTGTACTTACCGGAATACAGCCACATGCGGATCAGACCTGAACCGTTGATGCCGACCAGGGTGCCGAGGTATTCAACGGTGTCGTCGAAACCGTCCGTCATCTTGGTGAAGTCGGATTCGGAACCACGGACCTGGTTGTTCAACAGCGCCTGCACATCGGCTTTGGCGCTGAACAACGCCCAAGCGTTCGCACCGAAAATGACATCACGGATCACGGCACCACACAGGGTGTTCGAAGCTGCGCGAGCATTCTTGATGTCAGTCAGATGGACGGACGTACCCGTATCCCACTTGGCAGCACCTGCCAAGGTAATGGACAGCGAAGCGTGACGACGGAAGTCCACGGTCACCTTCGGGTAGTTTTCACCCTCAATGGTCACGGCACCGTCGATGATGGCCTTGGCAGCGAGGTATTCGCGGGTCATGACGTGCATCGCCTTGTGACGAGCCAGAAGTTCAGCAACGATGGCTTCACGACGTTGTTCCAGGGTCATGCTACCAGTGCCGAGTGCTTCGCCCGGTTGACGAACGAGCACGTCGTTCGGCTCGACGACATGTTTCGGCTTCACGTAGGCAGGCTTGAAGTTCACCATGTCGGAACCTTCGCGAGCCATCACCTTACCCTGGACGTTCGGAGCAACGAACGGGGCCATACGACGGTAATCCTCGTTGACACGGTCGAAGGCGATGAATTCGGTTTCGAAGTTGATCTGCTTGGTGAAACATTTGTCCAACCAGAAGGTCATCGGCGTCTTCTGCACACGTTGCACGCCGAGCAGGGTAGAGGTGTCGAAAATCATGATGTGTTGTTCCTTTTTCTGAAGAGTAAAACCGATTACAGGCGGACGGTGCCGATGCGGATCGGGGTACGAGCGAAGGCCGCCTGACGCTCGATCAGAGTGTCAAGGGAGGTGTGGACAGGCCACACGAGCGCTGCATCATTGAAGAAACCCCCGACGTAGACGCCTGCACGCACATCTGCAGCGGTAGCATCGACGGCCTGGGTCAAAATACCGTAGGCGACTTGGGAACCATCGACAGCGGCAGGGTTCAAGATGACGAGCTTGCCGGTAGCGGTGATCTTGCCGAGAACGGTATATTTCGCCAGAACGCCTGTATCGATGATGCCCTCTTCCGTGACAGTGGCAGATTCGCCAGCGAACAACGGGGTAGGGGTGAAAGAGCCGACGATTTCCGAGCCGGCGAGGTCTTTGTCAACAGTTGCCATTTAACTTCTCCTTGAAATGACGTTGATCGCTTAGTGCTTGACGCCGGTCGCGATTGCTTGGGCTTCCAGAATCCGTTGGGCGGCAGTCTTTTCGCCGCCTGCGGCAGCGTCGGCACCGACGTTCGGATGTTCGGAAGTGTTCATTGCTGCTTCAAAGGCGTTCGCGGTCTGAGTGACTTCCGCGACTTCCTTCGGGGCAGCAGCCATGATGCCGGCAGCGGCTTCGACCGACAGATCGGTGTTCAGTGCAAGATGACTCGCCAGCTTGTGACGGTCAGCAGCCTCGGCGTGAGACTGGATAGCCTGGATACGTTCGCGTTCGGCCTTACGCTCGGAAGAAGCGTTGGCTTGGTTGGTAGCGGCAGACTCGACAGCCGGCGCAGCAGCCTGTTGGGCCGAAGCATTTGCCGCCTGTTGGGTTGGCGAAGTGACGGTAGCCTGAGTGCTTTCCGCACCCGGCTTTACAGCAGAAGTAGACATATCGTCGTTCTCCATTGTTGCTTCCGAATCGGAAAGCTCGTTGAGAAACGCATTCACTGCCTCAAGAGGCGGGGCGATTGCGTCAATAAGGCCAAGGGACAGCGCCTCGGATGCCGTGAAGCACCGGGCTTCGGTGTCAAACACCACCTTGGAATCACAACCCCGGTTATCTGCGACCAGGGTTACGAATTCTTTTCGCGTCGAGTCGACGCTTTTCTGAATGTCAGCACGTACGGGTGCAGGGAGAGATTCATAAGGATTGCCGTCAACCTTGTGATCACCCGAGAAGATGAAACTCACAGTGACACCTGCGTCCTTGAACATCTTCGAATAGTCAAGGTGCATGGCGACGACGCCGATACTCCCGACACCACCGGACGGGGTGCACACGATCTTCGTTGCCGAACTAGCCAGGGCATAACACGCTGAGTAGCACGCAGCGTCCACAACGGCGACGGACGGCTTCACGTCACGCGAAGCCTTGATGTCGGCGGCAAGCTCAAAGCAACCGGCGACCATTCCGCCACCGGAATTGACGTCGAAAATGATCGCCTTAACATCCTCGTCGTCGAGGGCTGCTGAAAGCTGATTGCGGATAAAGTTGTACCCGGTGACCCATCCCCATGACCACGAGAAGCGATTGATCAGCAGACCGTGAATCGGGATAAATGCAATCCCGTTTGCATAGGCAAACGGCTTGTCGAGATCAGTTGAATGGTAACCGTACGCTGCGAGCAGAGTCGTCTGAGCGTCCCGCGCAGCGTCATTTTCATCCTTGGTGCTGGCAGCAGACAGGTTCTGTACAACCTCGGTGAGCATGTCGGCGTAAGCGAGCGCGAGCATCGCCGGCTGACGGTTGAAACCGCTGACTACTGTTCTGGCGAGTTGCTTGCTCACAGGTACACCTCCGTTATGCGCGGAATTCTACTCGCGGTTGCGAATAAAACAAATAGTTGATTCGACGGTCAAGCGTTTCCCTTGTTGTCATTCTTGACCTTTTCCTTCTTCGAACCACTGTTCGCAAGTGCCTTTTGATCACCTGAATTTTTCTTCTGAGCATCCATTGAGAACTCAAGCCCGTAAGACTTGATGATCCGTTCCTCGCGAGCACGTTGTTCGAACATCTTCCGGAAGTCGTCACCGAGCCTTGCGCATTCTTTCTCGTAGGTACTCAGTCCGCTCTTGATGCGAAGGATTGCCGCCTGTGTTTCCTTGGTTTCGTCGATCTGACCACGGCTCGCACCGATCCAGTCGCACTCACACAGTGCATCCTTGATCATCGGCTGATAGAACCAGTCACGGGTCTTACCCTTGGGTAGCGGAAGGTTCCCCGCTGCAATCTCTTCTTCGAGCCACAATGCGTAGATGTTCGAAGCGAGCCGGTCGGCAACAATCTTCTTGCGAGACTGCATGAACTTCCAGGTTTCGTTCATCGACGCACGGGCAGACGAGTAGTTCGTCTTCGTGTAGTCGCGACTGAACTGCTCATAGGACAAACCAAGGGCTGCTGCGATGTGCCGAAGAAGGGATTGTTCGAACTCGGTCCCGACACCGCCTGGGGTGCCGACAGGCTTCAAGTTGAGTTTCGTACCTGGGAACAGGTGAGGAATCTTGACCCCGTCCATTGCGATGGTCTTGCTCGCATCGACATAGTTGCTCAACGCACCGAGGTAGAAGTCAAGGTACTCTTGTGCCCCGCCAACAGCCCCTGCCGCGTTGTTGGCACCGATTGTCGTAAACACCTCGGCACTCGGAAGTTCCGACTCAATCGCTGCAGCGTACGACGCGTTGACCACAGCGTTCTGCAGGGTGATCTCCTGGAAGCTCTTGGTCATACGCATTTGCTTCAGGGCTGCAACCATGTCGGCGATACCACGCGACTGGTCGGGCAGAAGCTGATCGATGACGTGAATGACCTGCTTGCGACCCCACGGTTTTTCGGCAGGAATCGTCTTCCAGGTATAGGAGTCCAGATCGGCGTATCGGTCACCGGGATGGCCGTTGCGAATGCAGTAAGCGAGACTCCTGCCGTATTGATCCCGTTTGATCCCACGGCGAAGGAATCGGTCATCCGATACGCCGTCAGGGTTACTCAGTCGGTCAGGGGAGATAAGTTGGATCGCGGTCTTGAACGGTCTGCGGACCTCACGCTTCATCCACTCAGCAGTGCCTAGGACTTCACCCGTGATGACGAAGCCGCCGACACCGAGCCTGATCAAGCCGGTGAACGTGTTCCTGCGAGAAGCGTCAAACCAGCAGTCCTCCGACTCCGCAACTGTATGGAAGCGTGATTCGGTGAGAAGTTGAAATTCTTCAGCCCACTCTTCGGTCGCACCGAGGACACGCCAGTTCGGCTTCGCGTTGAGCCGGTACTGGGCACCTACGATATTATCCTTGTGAAGCGCGGCTGCACCTGAAGCGTAGCCGTCGTTTTGGACCATGTCCCGACCACGGGCGTCTGCCATTGGCTTGACGCCGTTGATGATCTGATCGGGCGACTGCATCGATGGGTTCCATCTTGCAGTTTCACGACTGGTGCGCTCGGCACCTTCGATGGCACCACCGAAGGCTTCGACTACGAGGGGTGTGGTTTCAGCGTCCATCAGAATAGGAATCCAGCAGGTCCGGTAACCCGAGTCGGTGAGAGCGACAGTTCACGTTCGAGTTGTTGGATGTAGAGATATAGCTTTTGCGAGTTAGCAGCGGTGAACTCGACCCGCTCCCCATTTTGATCGACCACTACTCGCGGTGACTTCCCGGTCAAAAGGTCGTGGTACGAAGCACGCGCATCGGTCAGTTGTTCAATCGTTCCGGCCATCGGCATACCTAACTCTCATTGAGTACACAACATTTGGTTGAGTGCGTGGACGCACTACGCCAGCTTCGCTGCAAATTTGGCGAAATCGTAATCTACATTTCGATCTTGTGCAAATCGGCGTGGCGCATCTGCTTGGTGGACAAGGTCATTCTTGTCCCATTCTGCTGCCCATCCGGGTGGGTTATTCCAGTCAAGATGCTCGCACAGCAACAGCTTCGAAATACACGCCCCGATGGCGTAGTAGAGTAAGTCCCATGCTTCGTTTCGAGTGTGAGACGGGTTCTCCCATCCTTTCGGGGTACGATGTTCCGCACACACCTCCTTGTACCACCAGTCCTCCAACCAGTCGGGGAAACGGATCATCCCCTTGCCCGGCTCAATACAGTCGAGCCGATGGTTGAGGGAGTCCTTCAGTACGTTCGAGTTGAGCATGAGAACAGGTACGTCACCCCGTGCCCCCGACTTGCTATCCTTCTTTGTCGCGTCAGGGTAGGTCACACGGGCACGAGGTTGATTCGGCGTAGGGTCACCCTTCAGAAGATGGAAGCGACCGTGCTTATTCTCAGAGCGCAATTTCCGATAGAAGTCGTATGCAGTAGCTGTAACCCCGGCCCTACCGCCTGAGTCGCAAACCGTCAGCTTCACACCCATTCTCCTGCCGGCTTCCAGTTCACCTTGCAGTGGGTAACTTCGCTCCATCACATGCTCTGTGATCAAATCCCAGTCTTCAAGGTAAGAACCCGGCTTCACCCAGTGAGCATCACCGTCTTCATCGATACGCTTGGATTTGCGAATGTCAAACCTGTCGACAAGCACGATGTCAAACGGTGCCCCCGGCAAAATACCGTGCACTTGAACGACGAACATGTTCTTCTGCACGTCGACGCAGGCGACAAGGAAACGTACCCCTAGCGGGACAACCCGCTCGTCGTCCTCACATAACTTTTCGGCACGGGCCTTCAGGTGTTCAGGGACGCGTTCGAACTCCATCGACTTCGGGATGTAGACCTCTGATAAGTCGGTGTTGTAGAACTTCTTCAGCGGTTCTTCGTTGGCCGTCTGTTCGAATTCACGCAACGCTGCAAGGTACGTCTCGACGAGAATCTTCCAGGATGAGAAGGCTGCAGCTACGCCTTTTAACCATGCCGACCCTATTGACGAGCGGTAGGGTTTGCCGAATAACCGACCCGACTTGTCGATAGCCATTCCGTCTTTGACCCATACCCCCCACTGTTGCATTTCATGCCGGTCGTTCGGGTGAATATCCTGCCCACACTTCGGGCAAACCATGCGGACGGTTTCTGCGCTCGACACGTCATCACCGAGGTCATCCCACCGGAGCATGGAGAACTCACCTTCGAAATACTGACTGCAATGAGGGCAAGGCCAATACCACCTGCGGCGATCACCCCGGTTGTACAGAGCCAGGATACCTGTCGTCGGAGGTGCCTCGTGTGGGGTGTTGGATATCCAGCGAGGGTCTTCCAGTTGCCGTGACGGGGACGACTCGGCCAGCGTCATTGCGAAGGAACCGAACGTCGTCGTCCGCTTCGAAGCGAGGTCAAACGGTGAACCCTCACCGTCGATGTTGTCGTCCATCCGGTCGTAGTCGGTCAGCGCCACTCGTGGGATCGGCTTACCCGCCATTTCCGTGCTCGACGGCCAAGACAGTGAAAGCATCATACCGTTGGAATAATGCTTGTCGAACTTGTTATCCGCGTCCCGGTCACTGCGAAGCCTCGTTCCGACTTCGGGACTGTGCTTGTGCAAGCGATCAACCCGGCGCATCGAGAAGTCGCGTGCTGCAGCCATCGACGGGGAGTACATGATCGTGTCCATCGGGTCACAGCGGATACTGTATGTCGCCCAGTTGAGCAGTAGTGAGTCCGTCTTCCCCGACTGGGCGGGACCGACGAATACGAACCCTTTCAATGTTGGGTTGGTCAACTCGTCCATCGGCTCGACCATATACGGGGCGAGCGTGTTGTCCCAAGGTCCGGAATACGAACCTGGGTTGTTCAGCCTGCGGTACTTCGTTGCAGCCTGGGAAACGGTAAGTCGCTCGGGCGGCTTGAGAAGCCCCGCGACCGAAATTACCAGTTTACCGAGAGTGTCATAAGTCCTCGGAATCAGCTTCCGATTCGGACTGAATTTCGGCTGAGTGAGTGCTTTGTTTGGCTTCGGTGAACTTGCTGACGGTCTTGGCATGTGCGTCTTCCAGGGCGTTGTCAATAATGCGAGTAATGATGTCGCGCTGTCGGTCGGTCAATTCACTCTCACGCTCGACCGTCTCACGGGTGAGTAGGAGTGACATACGGAGGGTCTTGAACAACTCTGAAACCATGTCGACCACGTCGGCTGTCGGCCAAAGCTCTGCTGCCTCCTTTTCGTACAACTGGCGCGAACGAAGACCCGCCCAAAACTCTTTCCGAAGGATGCTCGGCAGATCGGCAATCGTCATTCGCTGAATGAATTCGTCAATGTCGTAAGGTGGCGACACGATGTAGGGTGCGATCTCGCGGATCGAATAGACATCGTGACCTCTGCGATTCCCACAAGGTGTGACGTGACCGAAGATTTTCGCTTTGATGTCGCGAGTGTCCATACCGAAAATCTGACTGAGTTGGATCAGCGAAGCACCCTGATAAATGATCGCCTGGGTGTCCTCGTCAATGATCGGCTTCGGACCACGCTTAGAGGGCGTTGTCGTTGTCATAGACGTATTCCGCAATGAGTGAGTCGAGAACGTATTGCGGAATCTGGCGCATGAGCGTGACAGTCCGCACCACGGCAGCAGGCATGACGCCTGTTCGACGGTACTGATAATAGGTTGGGGTTGGGATGTCGAGGAACCTGACCGCCTGCTTGACGGACAGTCCGCTATGCGCCTCGAACTCGACAAGCACGTTCGACATCACGACCTCGGAATTATGTAATACATAATTCCGAGTGTGGCACAACCGCTAGGTTGGGTCAATCAACCATAGGTTGTTGCGGCTAGGCTGCGCTTCCGTGAAGCGGGATGATCTTTGCGCCGACCTTCAGTTTGTCCAGGTGATCCGCCCATAGCTGCATCATCTCCCGTCGCTCCTTCAGGAACTTGGTACGGTTGTAGGCAGTGCCGAGTGCGTCAGGGACGGTATGTGCTAGTTGGTGCTCGATCACTTCCGGTTTCACATGTAGTTCTTCATGGAGGATTGTTCGCGCCATTGCACGGAAGCCGTGTCCGGTGATCTCGGTCTTGGTATCAAACCCCATTCGTCGTAACGCCGCATTGACAGCAGCATCACTCATCGGCTGATCCTTCGCCCTGGCATTCGGGAAAAGGTATTTCCCGGAACCTGTCAGGTCGCACAGATCGCGCACTATCGACATAACCTGTGTCGATAGTGGGACCAGATGGAAAGTGCCCGTCTTCTTGATGAAGTATCGCCATTCGGCCTTTTCAAGATCAAAGTGCGCCCACTCTGCCTTGCGAAGTTCCCCTGGCCGCGTGAATGTCAAAGGTGCCATCAGCAACGCCGATTGGACGATGAATGTACCTTTGAACCCGTCGAACGCTCTCAACATCTCACCGACTGCGGTCGGGTCGGTTATGGATGCAAAGTGGGTTTCCTTGGCAGGTGGGATTGCGCCGATCAGGTCAGGGCACGGATCGCGTTCAGCCCGAGCCGTCGCGATTGCGTACCTGAAGACCCTGCTGAGTTCACTACGAATCCGGTGAGCCGTGTAACGTGCGCCCCGCTTATCGACTCGACGCATCACATTCAGAATATCCGGTGCTGTGATCTCAGTGATTGCTTTCGATCCGATCCACGGGAAAACATCGTTCTCCATTCGTGAAAGCGTCTTCGCCGACTGAGCAGGTTCAACAGTCTCTTTCCGTTGCTCAAGCCATTCGCGGCAAATCACTTCGAAACTATTCGTCGCTCGTTCGACGAGTGTTGCCTTTTGGGCTTTTCGATTGTCACTCGGGTCAACCCCGGATGCGACCAGTTTGCGAGCCTCGTCGCACTTGTCCCTGGCGTCTTTCAGACTGACATCGGGGTAGACCCCGAATGAAAGCATTTTCGGCTTCGCGTGGAAGCGATATCTGAAACGCCACCACTTGCTACCGTTCGGTTGAACCAGGATGGACAAGCCTCGTCCGTCGTTCATTGAGTACTGCTTGTCAGAGGGCTTCGCGTTCGCGATTGCAGTGTTACTCAGGGGCATGTGTGTAACTCCTTCGTGACCGCATCCACTTACACTCAATGTTACTCACTGTTGAGTTGGGATGACATGACACGATGTTACACAATATGATACGAAATACCAAGTAAAAACCCGCAGTTACGCGGGTTTTTTGGTTCTTCCTGATACTGCTTGCAACACCAATTTGGTGCCCCGGGCCGGCATCGAATAACGTCTGAAATGGCTTGTCCTGCAACGATCTTTGTATTCTTTGAAATCGGGTTACACCCATAGTTACTCACACAATTATTTTGCTGCGTTCACTGTTTTATTAAGTGAGATCAGGGCGTCTGTAGGGTCGGGCACACAGCCGAACATATTGTCGCACCACATCTTCGACCTGAGACGGTAGCTACCGTCCTTGTTGGGAACCTTGCTGATCGACATACCTAACCACGCTGATCCGTCTATCGGACTGTAGGTTTCCAGGTGATCGTTCGTCAATAGCTTGATCCGATAGTGTGAATTTTCCTCGACCCATTGTTTTGCTGCGGACCACATAAGTTCGCACTCTTTCTCGCTACGACATACGGGCTGGATACTTTGCGCGTATGTCAGCTTTGCAGGGTCGACCCTACTTGGTGACGCACATGCAGCCATGAAAATGAGGGGTGCTAGGACGATAATGTTCGCGTTCATTACTTGATCTTACTTCTGGTGGCGTCTTCGTTCAACTGTGAAATACTTCACATCAATGCTGAACGCGTATGACAAAATATTAAGGGTGCCCTATGTGAATCGGGCACCCGTTGATTGCGCAACCGGAAGTTGATTGTCAGTCGACATTGACAACTAGTAGGTCGATAACATCTTCTGGATTGTCGAATGCGCCCCAGTTGTCATTGACGTACGCGACCGCAGCAGCGTTCCAAAACGCCTTGTCGATAGCGTTACCGTCACAAAGCATGTGGTCGCCTTGGCGAACATACCCGGAGGCTGAGAACACCGACAGTGCAGTTGCATTCACCTTTTGCTTGAGATCAGCGATAGAAACATTCATTTGGATACTCACTTGTTTGTTGTTTTGAGAACGAGAAGAATACCCCTCGCGTTTCCCCTTAAAATACTGCTCGTGCACTCGCTTGTCGATTACGTGTTTCTTCCCTACCTTGTAAGTAGGGACATCAAATGTGCCTTTTTTGATTTTGATTTTTGCGCTCGCAAAGGTCACACCATAAGCATTGCAAACACTCTCAACACTGACCCACGGGACTTCGTTTTCTGACATTAAAGACCTCCTGCTGGTTTAAATTCAGGCCACATGTCATCGTCTGAAAAATATCCGCTTTCTGATCGAGTCATGTGAATGATGTAGTCGTCAGCACGTCGATTTTTGTGCTTTTCGACTAATGCGGGGTGAAGATCGATCAAGTCGAACCTTCTGATCTTTGACGGTACATAACCGACACATTGAATATCCTGGCACTGGTTCGGAACGACCAATTCGTACGTGTTGTCGCTGATCTCACGACCGCTGCACACATGGATGTCGTAGCGAATCCCGTTTAGGATGGCGTAAATATCAACATACGCTCCACGGGGGTCACCCTCTTGTGGGAAGGCGCAGATTCCACCACGGGTGACAATGGTTGCAGCGGTGTGCATCACTGCAGCCTCAAGGACTTTTGCCGCAAGCTTCCGTGCATCCCGGCTTAACTCAGGTTTTTCTCCAAGTTGGAGCCACACACGGTCAACGCCGAGATAGTCGGCAAGTGCCTTCATCTTCAGTTGTTTCGGCATGGACTCTGCGCTGAACCACTTCCGGACAGCCTCTTGTGAGACACCGATTTTCTCGGCAATAACCTTGTTTCGACCGACCCCGTAAGCGGGTACGGTTGCGTTGTCATCACACGCTTTCAACAGGCGTTCGGTAAAGGCAATCGCCGCTGGTGATTTTTCAGACTTCTTCTCGTTGGTCATTGTCGAACTCCTACTTGTGTGCAAAAGTGTTTCTGTTTGATTCAACTATAGGTAACTTTCGACAACTTTGCAAGAGTTTTAACAACACTAGGTTGAGAATTATTTCACACGAGCACGCATCCGTTTGAGCAAGATGAACAAAGCCTCTTGGGCATCATTCTTCTCGGACAAAGCCTCAACGACAGCCTCGTCAAGCGTACCTTCAGCAATTAAATGGTGAACCATCACCACATACTTCTGACCCTGGCGTGCGAGTCTACCGATCAACTGAAGGTAGAGTTCCAACGACCAAGGTATATCGAAGAACACGATCCGACGTCCACCGTGCTGAAGGTTTAACCCGTGACCCGCCGATTGCGGGTGCACTAGCAACATCGGTATTTTCTTGGCGTTCCAGGGTTTGACACATGCCCCTTGCTTATCCATTGCGACAGCCTTCGGGAATGCCTTCTTCAGCCGATCAAGCGAAGCGTCGTGCCAGTAAGCAACAAGGATCGGTTCGCCGTGTGCCTCTTCGACAATCGTTTCGAGCTTTTCAATCTTGTGATCGTGAAGATGGTGAACGACTCGGCGCTTCTTGAACTCATCACCCCCTACATTTTCGAGGACCGTGTCGTAGAGCACTCCGCTCGCCATCTGCAGGAGCTTCTGAGACAGTGCTGCCGCTGTCTCCGCTTCAACCTCGTCACCTGTCGGTAGTGTGACAATGAACTCGTCCTGCATCTCCTGGTAAAGCGCGATCTGGTCTGCCGACAACTTGACCTTCTCCATCAGCATTACCGGCTTTTCGAGGTCAAGGTAGTCCTCGGCTTTCATGGTCAGGCAGATGTCGGAAATCTTCTCTGCGATACGAGCGTCTGCCCCAGGTCGCAACGAGTATTTCCGGCTGTAGTGGTTGTAGGTGAAATACTCTTCGCGGAAATGCGTGATATGCCTGCCGAACCGCTCACCCTGATCGAGCAGGTAAATCTGAGCAAACAGATGTAGGTACGTCTCGGCAGCAGGCGTGGCGGTCAGTTGGTGCATCCGTTTGATCAGCGGTCGAACTCGCTTGAGTGCCTTGAAACGGTTGCTGGTGTGATCCTTCAGGCTTGAGCTTTCGTCAATGAAGACCGTATCGAAGGGCCAATCCCGACCCCAGGCATCAACCAGCCATTCGACCTGCTCTCGGTTAATGATGTGAATCGTCGCCGGGTTTTCTTTGAAGTGTCGGCGGACAGCATTTTGAGACGCGGCAAGACGAACGGCTTCGATGCGCTGAGTGACCGCAAGACCTTTCATCTGCTGTTTGACTGTGGTTTTTATCTGTGCCGCAGGGACACCGTCCCACATCAACTTCTCTTCGAGTTCGCGCCTGATCGCTTCCCGCTCCGCTTTACCTGCAGCATTCACCTGATCGACAACATCCTCTTCACGGATGTGCACGTAGGTCAGCGGGGCGGTATGTCGCCACAGTCCGATCTCTGTCGGCCAAGTCTCGTTCGCAACTCTAACCGGGGCGACCACGAGAATATGGTTCGCTTCGAAATGGGAGACAAGGTGGATTATTGCGGTCAGGCTGATGCAAGTCTTACCTAAACCGAGGTCGATGAACAATGCCGAAAACGGGTGTGTCAGCAGAAACTGAACAGCAGTATCCTGGTATTCGTGCATGTCCTCGGGACCACGCACGACGTTGTCGAAGCACTGTTCAACGTAGGTCCGTAGATTGGCAGTTCGCTTGAAGCAAGTATCGACTGCACCCATTACTGCAAAATCCTCATCGCTTCTTCAAGACTGTCGACAACAAACACGGGAACACCCTGCAAGCGAAGCTCGCGATGCCGCTTTTTCTGCTGCAGGGTGGGTTCCTCACCGGGTCGCTTGAACTCGATCAGGATGATCAGCCCGTTGCGTGCAAAGAAGTGGTCAGGGAAACCTCGCCTCCCCGTACGCATGATCTTTTCCGCAAACCAACCTCGGGACTTCGCGAAGGCGTGCGCTGGACGCTCGATCTCGCTTTCAAGAATGGTGTCGTCGCTCACAGAACCTCCGCTTCAAGCTCGGCATCGAAATCGGAGATGACAGCATCCCAGTCGTGATACGTCTTACCGTTCATCACGAGTCCTCCCCACTGCATAGCCATTGCGTTCGACCAACCTTGATAGGTGCGGCTGCGGTCCTTCCATCTGTCCTCGGAAGGACCGAGCTTGTTCTGACCACTATCGGTCTGGTTCGCCCACCTTTCGACGGTCTTACCTTTGTGCTGAACGAGCCTTCCGGGAACCCTCTTTGTCGGACGTAAGAGAGAGAGATTCTTGAGCCACAAGCACGTTCTCTTGCTGGCGTCGTCACCGTACTCATACGGCTGGATAATCTGGTCGTGTTTGCGGATTGCCGTACCTATACGTCCGACCGGGTTCTCGATTGCAATTTTCTTAATCGGTGCACCCATCAGAAGTCGAACAAAATCGAGAGCGTCGTCGGTCAACCTCGGGTCACGTAGCCCTCTTGTCGTCCAGTGCATCCCCGAAGAACAGAGGAACGTGCAGTCAGGGTGAGCGATCATCAAGTCCCAGTAGTCATTCAGTATTTCGCTAACGTCCCGTTGAATATGAAACCGGGAGTTGTTTTCGGCGGGAAGAAGATCGCACGACCAGGCGTCATGTCCAAGTGCACGGAAAGCATCACGGGTTCGACCTGAATACTCACAAGCAATGAGGACTCGCATCACAGAACCCCCAACTCGCCGAGCATCTTCCTGGCTTCATTCACGTAGTGGTCATAGTCGATGTCGTGAGGTAGCGTGCCGTCGAGTTCCATGAGCGGACGTGCCCCTGTTGATTTCGAAACAAGGTTCCCGTTGCTCGCGTAGTGGATAGACTCACACTCACCCTTGGCGTAGTACCAGCGCGTAACCTTTCCGACGTACTCGCCCTTGTAGACGGCCCCACCTGTCACCCGCCGAACGGTTAAGAAGCGGCGAACGTCAGGGCACCATTCGATTGTTTCGTCGAGAGGTGTACCTTTCCCCAGGTAGTTGATGACGGCATCAATGCAGATGTAGCTCGTCGGATTCTTCTCAGCAGGTGACCCTTTCGAGCCGGCGAAAGCGAAGTTCCCCTTCTGCTTGACTGAACCGTCAGGCTTGAATGCGAGGTAACTGTTCACCGACATCGAGTAGAGCGACTTGTAGTCAGCGAACTCCATCTCGAACCCGGTTTTAGCCTCCCAGGACTTGACGATCTCGTGATACTTCTCTTCGAGTTCGACCGGGATTTTCGAGACAATACCGTCAGTGTTGGCGCTGATCACCGAGATACCGTTCAACTCCAACTCTTCGATCAGCATCAAGAGCGCAAGCTGACCCGTGATGGTCACTTGAAGCATCAGGTTCGGAGCGTAGAGGGTCGACCACTTCGAGCCGAGCTTGCCGAACGAACCATTCAGGACGATCTTGAGGGTCATATCGGTCACCTTGTCACCTGACCGTTTTGCAGCCATCCGGCGATCACGGATACTGCGGTAGATGTCCAGGAAGTCGGGACCAAGGTGCTCAGGGTAGATGCCGCAGACCAGCATCAGGCTCGGGTAATAGGCACCAACGTCGGCATCCCTCAGTTTCACCTTGCGGGTGCTGTGGTGTGCGACACGACCCTCTGTGCTGTGCAAGCCGCCGATACCCATCTTGTAGGAACTGCCACCGATCTGGATCGTCAGCGGCGGCACCTTCGGCTTGATGATTTTCTTGGTGACCTTGTCACGAACGGCTTTCGATCCGACGATCTCGGGGGGCATTTCAATCCCGGTGATCTTGACCCTTACGCCACCTACCGTGACGGCATCGAAGTCCTCATCGTCCTCATCCTTGACTTCCTTTTTCTTCAGCTTGAACGTGGCATTCTTGACGAGGTGAAACACCTCGCGCATCTGCTGAGTCTTGAACGACAGGAATCTCGGCGGCTGGTACTTGAAGCTGTAGTCGTGCGGAAAGGTCGGTCGGAAAATCTTGTCCCCCTTGATCCGCTCAAGCTCGTGCTTCAGGACAGCCTCGGCGATCTGTGCATCCGACTTGCTGCGAAGGTCAAGCCCGTACTGCTCGCTCATCTGATGACGAAGTGTGATCTGCTTCTCGATGTGCTTGTAGCAGTCAATCGTGTCGTCACAGTCGATAAAACAATAGTCGATTGTTTTTTGACGCAAATCACCAGTGGCACCTATGATCCTTGCGTCAGGATCGAAAGGCATATCCTGAATTCGCCGACTATGTAACCTTGCTGCGTACAGCTTCAGACCAACTTGTACGGACGGCATAGGTTCGATCAAGTCGATGTGATCGATGAACGGGACTTCTGGGATGCTGTACTGGTCCTCGACATCCCAAATCCGCTTCTCACGGACAATGATATCGTCATTCAGGCGTTTCAAGGTCTTGTTGTCGACACCCTGGCGCAGCGAGAGCCGAATCATCGGCTCGTCGTAGTGCTTACCGTTGAACGTGACGATGGTGAAATTCCGCAGAATACGGATAACCTTCTGCCGGTCGAGCGGGTGACCATCGAACATCTCGACGTACGACGTGCGAGGCCCATCGATCTCCCTGAAGCAGATCAGGAAGTAGTCGATGGTGCATTCAACGTCCGCGACGACCTTCGGGCGAACTGGCAACTTGAAGGTCAATTCAACCTCCGGTACATCCGGTTGAACAGGCGTCTGACAGCGTAGCCTCGCACGACAGACACGACGGTGAACAGCAGGCCGATACCAAGCGCATGATTGACGCTGACGTTGTATCCGAACCTCGGAAGGATCAGCATGTTCGCCGCAAATGACACACCGAAGCCGATGAGAACGTCGACCCACGCTTCGACAAATGAATGCAATTTAGGCTGGCTCATAGTCCGGACATCTCGATCTGTGTTTGCGTTATCCGCTCGCGTGAAAGCTCAACACAATCAGGGTTGGTATCGATCCCGATGAAGTCTCGCCCGGTCATGGCGCATGCGACACCTGTCGTACCGCTACCCATCGCATTGTCGAGAACAACATCGCCGGGGTTGCTGTACGTTTCGACAAGCCATCTCAGGAGCGGGACAGGCTTTTGGGCCGCGTGCACTTGCTGCTGTGCGGAAAAATCACGCGAAATATCGATGATGCTTTTCGGATAGCGAGTCCCGTCGTTGTGAAACTCGGTCCTCGGCTTCAACCCGTAACCGTGGTCGTTTTTACGACCGACGTAGCCTTCAGGCTTCGAGCTTTTCCGAGAGTAGGGCTTCCCGGTTGTCATCTGAGGGTTGTAGGTACAGCGACCTTGCCCGAAGACCAGGATGTCTTCGTGCACGCGCATCGGTCTGATATTCGCAAGCCCTGGTGACCCGCACTTGTTCTTGTTCCAGATCAGGTGATCCTTGAACCAGTGATAGTTGGACGATACAAGTCGGGCGGTGAACGGCATCGAGCCGAACAGTACAGCACATCCACCTTTGACCAGGATGCGACGATACTCATCCCACATATCGTCCATGTCGATGACCTTGTCCCAGTCACATGAGGTTGTGCCGTAGGGTAGATCACAGCAAATCAGATTCACCGACTTGTCAGGTATCCACTGCATCACCTCGATACAGTCACCCTGGAAAAGCTTAAATGTCACAAATCTCACTCCGAAAAAACCCGGTCTGACAGGGAATTGTCAGACCGGGAACACCCACCAGGAGTGCCGGAAGGAGACGCAACCGGCACACGCAGGATACAACAGAAAGTTGATTACAGGTCGTCGTCAGAACCGGACGAACCCATTCCGTCGTCACCGTCACCAATCGACTCGAACACACCTTCGTCGTCGATGCGACCTTCGCCGATCTGCTCGTCATCGCGGACGAACTGGACAGCTACCAGGCTGGCGTTGATCCGCTTACCGAAGTCGTTGTCCTGGAACCACGGGCGAATCAGGATGTTCACGCGGCAACCGGCATAGAAGGTGTCCTGAATTTCCTTCTCGCTCATCGGGTCACCCTTGCGATTACGAACGCTAGGGCGGCGGGACTCACGGGCAGAAACGGTCCAGTAACCTTCATATTCCGCCTTGTCGCCGTCGTCACCATCCTTGATGAACTTCTTGTCCTTGGCGACCTTGGTATCCTTTTCCTTCTGGATACTGTTCATCACCTGTACACACAGGTCTTTCGCCGCGACGTGCGTGCTCTTGTCCAGCATACCGACGATGGAGAACTTCGGTTCGGACTGCTTACCGTTTTTGTCAGGGGGTGCCTGATAAGCCTTGTCGAGATGCGGGTAGGAGGCGCGAACGTTGTCAAGCCGGATAGTGCCGTCCGAGTACAGAACTGCGTTGCTAACCTTGGTCACAATTTCACGAGTTGCCATTTTCAATTTCCTTTTCGGATTCAGGGAGTTTCGATTTTCGGATTCACAGGTCATCGAGATTGTCGAATGTACTGTCTGCTACTGCTGCAATCGGCTCACGAGCGTCAGACTCGCGAACCATGCTCGGTTTTCCGGGTGGCTTGCGCACCACGGATTTCAGAAGCTCGGGAAGCTCTTTTCGCTTGTACCCGACCTTCCGCAAAGCGTCCTCGGACTGGGCTGGCGTGATCATGCCGCGAGGGTGAATCACCTCATCCGGTACGCCGAGGAAATCAAGAAGTTCTGCTGCATCACTCGGGTCGGTGAACACCCGATTGCTCCTGCCGAGCGCCAGCTTGTAACCGGGCACCGGCTCACCGTTAACAACTCGCGCCTCAAGGTCTTCGTGCAGGCTCTTGAACCAGGACTCGACCATGCTTCGATACGGCAACAGCCGAGCCTTCTGCTCGACAGTCAGTGAACCGATGCCGACCGGCGACAAGCCGAATGACCCGTCATCGATCCGATCACGCAGGGATACCATCTCCGAGGCTGTTACCGGGGTGTCGAGGTCGTCGAAAACACCGTCCATCAGTCGTTCGATAAAGACGGCGTAGGCAGCACAGTCGGTCTTGATCTTGCACCACTTGCACTGCTTCTCGCCGGGGGTGCGGACAGCGTCCTTGCACCATGCCGCGAACGCCCTGAGTCGTAACCAGGATGCCCATTCGAGCAGTTCTTCGCGGCTGATCTCCCACACGTCAAAGTGATGCAGTCGTGGTTGGGCGATCCGGATGACGATGCGCTGAAAATCGAACAGATCGTCGTATTTCCGGAAGAACCCGTAGGCGTAAAGGATCGCCTGGGTGTTGTCCTTGGCGAAAACCTGCACACCTAGACCCATCTTCAGGTCGGTGATCATCAGTCGACCGGGACTACAAACAGCGTGGTCCGCTGTCCCGGTCTGCTTCTTCAACGGGGTCAGGTCCGAGAAGTCGACGCGAGTCTCGACGAAATGGTTTCCCGGCTCGTAAATACACCAGGACACATATTCTTCGACGAAGTCGATCATTGTCTGATCGACTGTGATCTCGAAGGCGGAATCGCCCTCGGAAATCTGGTGCGTCGTACCGAGAAGGTGATCAGGGCGTACGCCAGATTTCAACCACTCTTCACCGACACCATGAGCGACAGTGCCGTATGCAGCATCTTCACCAGCCGAGTCTTTCGCGAACAGGTTAGGAACGAGTGACCCGGAGCAGTACGCCCACATGGCACTTCCTGACGGCGAAAAAATCGAATGGGCACCAAATTCAATCCCTGCAACGGCAAGCCGCGAGGTCAATTCTTCAGTGAATGCGTGATGTTCGGACACTAGATCACCAACATGGTTGAAAGGGATGCAACGTAATAGCCGAGCAGTTGCATTGCGAAAGCGCCTGCAAGCATCAGCCATAGCGGGTACTCGAACCGACCAGCGGCGTATGCCAGCGTGACGGCTACAGAAATCAGGATCATCAGGATGTACGGATTTGCCATCTTCGGTTTTGCGGATATTCGGGGGTGTCGGATGTTTCGGTTCTTCGCGGTTTTCAGGTCTTCGGTGACCGGGCTTGAGTGCGGTGCCGTATGTACGGCGATTGCTCTACCCTCGTGGCTCGACAATCGGCAAGCCCGGTCACCGAAGACCTCCCGGTCAAGCCGGGAGGTCCGCGCAAATGACGAAATTACATATCGTCGTCGCCGGAACCACCGGAACCGACTTCGGACAGTTCGGCGTGCTTGGCGACAGCGGCGTCCAGGACGGCTTGGTACTGAGCCGGCTTGATTTCGGCCATCTTGTCGACCTTGCCGAATTCCTTGATCACCTTCTTGGCTTCGTCCATGCCGAAGTCATCCTTGATCTTGATCAGGGCTGCATTGACCTGTTCCTGGGTGACCTTCGGGGCTTCGTCCTTCGTCTTCTCGGTAGTCTTGCCCTTGCCGGTCTTGGTTTCGGTCTTGTCGGAAACGGCAGCGACGGCAGCACCACCGGCAGCGGCAGCAGCCTTCAGGGCTTCGGTGTTGGCGTTCAGGGCGGCAATCAGTGCATCAATCTTGGCATCAACAGACATTTGAATCTCCTAGTGGTTAATTGGCTCAACGGAAAGTTGTACAGCGCGGAACGGATTTAACAACCGTTAGTTGAGCGTGTCAACAACTTTTTTCATCTTGTGCAGTAAATATGTACTGTGATACCCTCGCGCCACTTTGGCATTCAACCGAAAGTTGTGTGATATGAAAAAGACACACCGTAAGAAGACTCTGTGCGATCTACCCGCACGTTCACAGGAGTTGAACAAGATCATCCGTACTGCGGCGTTGACTGTTGACCCTTACGGGAGCATCGGTGCGCTTGCAGACAAGGCCGAGGTCAGCGCCGAGTCGATCCGCAAGGCGATCCGGGTTGGGCGGTTCAGCGTCGGCCTTGCGAGCGCCCTGGAAATAGCCTTGGGACCGGAAGTCCTGAGCAAGTCAATGCTGCGTCCCGAAAAAAATTCACAGTAAGAGGTCGTTCATGTCCCAAATTGAACGCAGCGACTTCCTTGCTATGCACGGGAAAACGCTCATCGACAACGGTTACAACATCATCCCGATCCCGCCGAAATCGAAAGGTCCAGGTTACGACGGTTGGCAGAAGGTCAAATCCACGAAAAGCCTGCTGGCCGAGTGGATCAACGACGGGATGGGGAATTACGGCATCGGCATCCTGACGAAGTACACGGTAGCGGTCGACCTGGATATCAGGGACGCAGCAATCGTCAAGAAGATCGTCGACTACATCGAAATGCTGCTCGGGGAAGCCCCGATCCGTGTCGGCAACGCCCCGAAGACCCTGCTGCTGTTCGTCGTCGACGACACGTTCCGCAAGATGAAGACCGGGAAGTACGTCGATGAGTGGGGCGATGACCATGAAATCGAAGTCCTGGCAGACGGTCAGCAGTTCGTCGCCTACGGTATCCACAAGGACACGGGTCGCCCGTACGAGTGGACGACCGAAATCTCTCCGCTGAATACCCCGTCCGACCGTCTCCCGAAGATCAGCCCTGAACAAATCAAGGACATCTTCACCTACTTCCTCACAATCGCTGGCGAGGAAGGCTGGACCAAGAAGACGAACGGTCTGTCAGGCGGTGCCCACCTGCCTGCAGATGATGACCCGTTTGCCGATGTCGAGTCCGTCGTCGATCTGCCGCCCGAGGAAATCCGAAATCGACTGCTGATGATCCCCGGTGCCGACGACTACGACCGCTGGTACACAATCGGTATGGCCCTCTATCACCAGTTCGGCGGTGAGGACGAAGGTCTTGCCATGTGGCATGAGTGGTCGGAGACAGCCGACAACTACGAGCCGGAAGCCCTCGAAAAGCACTGGAAGTCGTTCGACATCGGCGGTAAAAAGCGTGCCCCGGTCACCGCCAGAACGATCATCAAGCTCGCCAAGGAAGCCGCCACAACCCTGGCCGTCGAGAAGATCACCGAGTTGCGGGATGCCTTCTATGCTGTCAAGGACGAAACCCAGTGGCGCGAGGTGTGCGCCAAGGTGCGCAGGGCCGAAATCGACTCAGTCGCTCGGGCAGAACTGGCCGACATCGCTCGCAAACGGTACAACGACATGACCGGCGTCAAGCTGTCCATTGTCGAGGTGCGCAGGGCAATCGCCTACGAGATGCCGACGACTGACCGTACGCCGAAGTGGGCACATGACTGGGTGTTCGACGCTGCCGAGGATCGCTTCTTCCACGTCAAATCGAAGATCACGATGTCGATCCAAGGCTTCAACGCGGTCTACTCAAGGCAGTCGCTGACCAAGAAAGACCTGCTCGAAGGTCGCACGGCACCGAGCAGTACACCGGCTGACCTCGTGCTCAACATCTACAAGGTGCACGAAATCTACGGTCGGGTGTACGCCCCTGGTAAGGACACAATTTTCTTCGACAACGGACTGCGTGTCGGCAACACCTACCCCGAGTACCAAGTGCCTGCAACCCCCGAGACGCTGAGTCCTCGTGACAAGCGTGCCATCTCAACCGTGCTCAAGCACATCGCCCATCTGCTCTCCTGTGAAAAGGAGCAACGCCTGTTCCTCGACTGGCTGGCATGGGTTGTCCAGAACCCTGGTCGCCGGGTGAACTGGGCGATCCTGCTGCAAGGTGTCGAGGGTGACGGCAAGTCCTTCTTCGCATTCCTGCTCCGTGCCACGATGGGTGTCTCGAATGTCCGGATGATCAATGCCAACATCCTGGAAGGCAATTTCAACGGGTGGGCGTTCGGCCAGTGCGTCATCGTCGTCGAAGAACCACGGCTGCAGGGTCACAACAAGTACGACGTACTCAACCGGATCAAGCCGCTGATCACCAACTCGGTCATTGAAATTCACCCGAAAGGGAAAGACCCGTACAACGTCGAGAACACCTGCAACTACTTCCTGCCGACCAACTTCCGTGACGCACTGCCGCTCAACGACAACGACCGTCGTTACTGCGTCCTGTTCAGCCGGTGGCAAAACCGGGACGAGCTTCGTGAGTTCGTCGAAGCCAACCCCGAGTACTACGTCAACCTGTACCGCACCATCGAAGAGTGTGCCCCGGCGTTGCGGAAGTGGCTTGTCGATCATGAGGTGAGCGATGATTTCCCGGTAGGCGGTGATGCCCCGAGAACGAGCGCCCACAAGTACATGGTTGAAGCGTCCAAGCCGGAACCTATCCGTGTCGTCCAGGAGATCATCGCCGAAGGGCAGTACGCCGACATCACGGAAGACCTGATCAACGCTACTTCCCTACCTGACGCCATGATCGGTCGTGACACCGAACTACCGCAGACGCAAGGGTTGAACCGGCTTCTCGAACACAACGGCTACGTGTTTATCGGCAGGTTCTTTGTCGGTGGAAGGTATGGTCGATACTGGACAAAAACGCCCGACCTATTTCGCGACGGGAACGACGTGACAATGCTAAAAATTCGCAAGTATGTCGAAGCCCGTCAAAAAATAATCGAAGATAACGAACTGTAGCGAACATTCGGACAATTCGGACACACCTCAAACCCGGCGAAAGTCGGGTTTTTTCTTGCCAAACTCAGCGGTAGCGTCACTTTTACGGTATCTCTTTGTTTTTATTAAATAATCAGGCGTAAACATAAAGAAAAGTAAACAGACCGTTAACCGAATTGTCTAAATAAAAGGGAGTTTCTATACGTGAGAAAAAAAATCAGGAAAAAAAATCTCATATAGCCGAAACTCGCTTTTTTTCAGACAATTCGGTTAACGGCCCTGAAAACCCCGTTTTCCGTGCAACGGTCAGACGGTATTCCTCGGATTATGTATTTCATAATGCGTCCTAAACGGTTTGGCGCACTTTTAGAGAACGCGGCTCTGCGCCCCA